ACTCGCGATCCTCCTCTCCAATTTTGAATGTCTTCACGGTTGTCCAGCGAACCTGGAAGACCGTGAAGACATTCAAAATTGGAGAGGAGGATCGCGAGTGAGGAACGCGCGAGTCGTAATCGAGATTGAGGACATGGATGGCGGCGAGCCGTATCGCGTCGGGGTCGAGGTGCAAGTGACGCATGCAAAAGACGGATTGGCCGCGATGCAGGCTCTTCAAAAAGCAGGGATGCCGATGGCTGCTGCAGGCCATGTTTCCCAGGAGGAATTGATGGATCTCATGGGTGACGAGATGGGTGCTCTCGGCAAGTCCCTGAAACGTTTAATGGGGTCAAAAAAGAAGGGATCTGATAGCCCGTGAAACCCCTAATCTTGAATGTTTCGTATGCCTCCCCTGCCCCCTACGGGGGCCAGGGGCGGGGAGGGCATACGTTTTCCGAGTGAACGCGACAAAGAAAAAGACACACGCCGTTCTAGCGCTCGACCCCGGTGGGACGACGGGAGTAGCCGCTGGGTATGTCGATCTACGTCTAACGCGCCGAGAGACGCTCGCAACACTACACAACAGGAAGGCAGTAGAGGTGTCCGGTCCGTGGCTAGAGCAAGCAGCTCAACTGGACACGATATTTCGCAACTTTGTGTTCAACGCGAACGTCGAACACAGCGTGCCGCTGCCGAACATCCATGTGGCCATCGAGGACTTCATCTTGAGGCGTCGGCAGGAGGGTGGAGCGACGGGCAACCTCACCAGCTGTTGGGTTGCGGCTGCAGCGGTGGCGATGTGGCACAAGGTGATTGTCACCGGCAAAGACGGCAGGCAGTTCACTCAAATAGCTAACGACCAGACCGACGCGATCCGCTGGCAGCAGCCGAGTCACGCAAAGACTCTGATGACCGACGCTCGGCTGAAAAGCTATGGCCTCTGGGAGGTCGGCTCGACGCACATGCGTGATGCCTGGCGCCACTTTGGTCTGAGGGTGGACGGCCTCATCATCTGAAATACGTTATGCTCTCTGACGTCAACCCCAACCAAAAGGATTTTCCATGAAGGCATACGACGTTTTCATCTGCGACCCACGTGAGTACGGTGGCGGATTTGAAATCCGCGTTACGGAAGTTCGTGACGAGAACGAGGCGAAGGCCGAGGCGATCAAGGCCGCGAATGAAGAAGCCGTGACCGAGATGGGTTGGTATTACGACCTGACCAACGTTGGTTCGGTGAAGCTGGTGCCGAGCGCCGACGATATGGCTGAGTCGGATGGGTTGGGTCTCCAATGATCCCCGACTACAACCTCAACACGCGCTTTGGCGAGATCGAGGTGCGCGAGGCTCGCGGCTACTGGCGGACTGGCATCGTGTTCGAACTGGATGGCATCGCGGTCGAAGTCGAATCGCCAGCGCAAGGCGACGACCAGATGGAGTGGGCCGAGCTGAGCATCGAGAACACCAGCTACCCGCTGCAGGACATCGAGCGTCTGATCAAAGTTGTCGGCTTCGCTGGCGAGCTGGTTCGGATGATCAACGCATGCAACGCAGACGCTGTTGCTGCCGTAGAGCGAGCTGAGCAAGAGCTGGAGGAACGCGAAGCCGAGGAACGCGCCGCGAAGGATGCGCGGACCGAGGAGCGCAAGCAGATGTTGCTCAACGAGCTGATGGGTGAGACGGTTCGCGTTCGACACGACAGCTACCGGACCACAGCCAAAGCTCTGGTCGAAGCGTATGAGGGTCGAGTCGGCGTGGACTATGCGCCTGACGAGGAGCCAACGTTCCTGCCAAGGCTCAAGTGGGACTCAGCCAACAACGCGAACCGCCGACGCACCGATGTCGAGAACTGGATGCTGCTTGATGTCAAGACCGACAAAGGTTGGCGCAACGTCTGGGACGATGGCAAGCATGACATCGGTGAGCGAGTCGGTGCGAGCCGCGAGCGCATCAAGCCATGGACCGGAGGGCTGCGCTAATGGGCATCATCGAGGAGGCCGCACAGTTTGTTGCTGATGCCGCGCGGACTTCGCCGGACACCAACGCGGTGTTGGAGTTCTGCGAGGTGCGAGGTATCGACCCGGACGAACTCCGCGAGTACAGCAAGCAGACTGGGCAGGTCTGGCTCAACGACAGACTCAACGAGGGAGGGGTGAGCATGGAAGACGCAGCCTTCCTGGTCTGCCTCGCTTTCCACGTCGGCTATGAGGCGGCGGCTAAGCGTTACCTGGCCGATCCGCTAGGATGACCGGCGGAACCTCCCCGTTCCATACTTGCCGATGCTCAAGGGGTTGACATCGAGCGAGGCACATTCACCCCGTCGTCTGGTTGACTGGTCCAGGCGGCGGGGTGTTTGCTTTCTGAGATCAAATCAGCTATCATGTGGGCATGAGGTCAACCCCAACGTTCGAGATTGTCGAACTCCAGAAGACGGGACTCAGGATGCGTCGGCTCATTAGCAATGGATGGAGTAGCCGAGCCGACGCTGAGCGAGTCGCTGAGGGTGCGCGGAGTGTTGCCGCCAACCCAAAGCGGATCACCGTTAGACCTTCAAAATAACAGCTAACAGTCAACAGAAGGAGACATGATCATGGCCGCAACCAAAACCAAGAAAGCCGCAGGAGCCGGACTCGGCTCAGCGGGGAACAACGACGGGTCGCGCAGGCAGAAGACGCGTGACCAGGAGCGGTGCCAGTGGTGCCACACCAAGGTGCCGCTCACCGATCAGTTCGTCGTCTACAACGACATCCCCAACCAGAAGGTCATCAAAGCGAAGAACGCGACCAAGCCCGCGCACGCCAAAAAGAGTCACTACTGCGGTGACTGCGCGGACAAACGGAAGGCGACCAAGGAGAAGTTTGACGAGGCCGTCAACCGGGGCAAGGGCGCAGCCAAGAAGGCCGCGAAGAAGGGCAAGGCCACAGTCAAGAAAGCCAAGCCTGCCGCCGCCAAGGCGACCAAGCCCAAAGGCAAAAAACGTCGGGTAGTCCGCCGCAAAGCAGCAGCCTCTGCTGCCAAAGCGTCGGCCGAGCCGTTCTAGGCCTCCTCCCAGCCTAGAACCCCGTAGCGTGAGCGGCCCGCCATCTGGCGGGTCGTTTGCGTTCGTACGTGGTTTGCAGGGCAAATGTGTGGCTATGTGCCCTCGCTCTGCCTGGGCCACGCCTGGATCGGCTATGGTGTCGCCCCGGAATGGGGGCACAAACACAGTCACAGGTTGAGGCGGCAGTTGCAACTCAACCCTCAGACGTTGGACCAGTCAAACCGGACAGCAAGTGCAACGCTGCTCTGCGTAAGCGAGGCAAGCTCTGTGAGCGACCTGCGGGTTGGGGTACCGACCACGCCAGCGTAGGGCGCTGCAAGCTCCATGGTGGTGCCTCACCAAGCTACCTGCCCGAGCTTCAAAGGTTGATCGCCACCAGCGCTGTCGAGAAGTACGGCATCCCGATTCAGACTGATCCTCAAACTGCTCTTGAAGAAGAGCTAGATCGCACAGCCGGTCATGTGGCTTGGCTGCGCATCCAGGTGGCCGAACTTGAGGAACTAGGTGGTCCGGTCGGCAGCGAGGGCGTCAACGACGTTGGGGTGAGGATGCACCCGAGCTACAAGCCGGACCTGATGCTGAGCCTGTACCAGGCCGAGCGCAAGCACCTGACGCAGGTGGCCAAGTCGTGCATCGAGGCAGGCATCGAAGAGCGCCGGGTGAAGCTCGCTGAAAGTCAGGGCGCGCTGATAGCCAAGGCGATCACCGGGATCCTCAAGGAGCTGGGCGTAGACATGAGCGACCCGAAGACCCCGCGCGTCGTACGCAAGCACCTCGTTGAGTTGGAGGCCGCATGAGGATGCTGGGCACCCAGGCGAGCCGCAAGGTCTGCTCCTGCTGCCATGACACCCGAGGTCGGCGCGAACGTCGCAGGGTGAAGCGCCGCGAGCGACAGGCTTTCCGCAGGGAGCTATCAGCTTGAACTCCGGGTCCACAGATCGTAGGCACGCTGCCGAGGCTTCCCTGCCTAGCACGGCGCGACCTACGGACCCGGAGAGGGCTGGGGTTGAGCAGGCTACTGCGGCGGCTGCTCCCCCAGCTCAACTTCCCGGTAGGACGCAGCTGGTGGAGTCAGGCGGCATCCTGTGGGCCGGACGGCTGTGGCATGTACCTAGCTCGCGTGACAAGCACCAGGATCGCGTGAGCGGCGTCAACGAGCGGATGCGACCCGACGATGCCTGAGGGAGTCGGCGTCCCCTGTCAGCGGATGTGGGACCGGCTTGAGAAGGTGTGGGGCGAGACGCGAGCGATGGGCATCGCGGTCGGCCTGAGCAATCAGAATGAGGAGAACCGCAAGATCCCGCTGACCGACGCCGACCCGGAGTGGAGGGCAGCCGAGTGACGATGCACGCCAAGTCGGCCGAGAGCGTCGCGGCTGCGGAACGTATGCGTCGAGAAGGAAAGACCCTTGAGGAGATTGGTGAGCTGTACGGTGTGTCGAGCGCGGCGATCTGGTGGTGGCTCAACCCGACAGCCCAAGCTCGGAAGCAAGGCTCGCGTACGTACCAGCGTCGCTGTAAGACCTGCGATGTGAACATCTTGAGGGGCAGCCACTGTGGCTTCTGCGAAGAGCTCAAGGGCGTCGCCGTCGTGCCACCACCACCGGAGCACATTAACACACCGCGCATGCAGCGGCTACGGATCGCAGTCGAGCGAGCAGGGCGGCGCATCCCGCAGTCGGGTCGAGGCGCGGTGTCCATATGACTACGGCCTTCGCTGAGGCAGCCAACATCATCGACCCGCCGATGCGAGGGGCTGCTCTCTACCACGACGACCCGAAAGGGTTTGTTCATAACTGCTTCATCTGGAAGCCCGACGATCCAGGGCCGACGCCGTACCAGGACGAGGTGCTAGACCGGATCGTCATTGAGCACCGCATGTCCCTACGCGGACCGCACGGGCTAGGCAAGACCACCACGGCAGCGTGGATCGTGCTGTGGTTCAGCTTGACCCGCGACGCCATGGCTGAGGATTGGAAAGTGCCGACTACCGCATCGGTGTGGAGGCAGCTCGAAAAATTCCTCTGGCCTGAGATCAAAAAGTGGTCGGCCCGCCTGGACTGGGAGACGCTGGAGCGCAGGCCGTTCCGTGAAGGCGACGAGCTGCTGGACATGGCGATCAAACTGCGTACGGGTGAGGCGTTCGCCGTAGCCTCAGACGACCCAGCCAAAATCGAGGGCGCTCACGCTGACCAGCTGCTCTACATCTATGATGAGAGCAAGTCTATCAGCCAGGAGACCTTCGACGCCTCAGAGGGCGCGTTCTCCGGCGCTGGAGCAGACACCGGGGCGGAAGCCTTCGCCCTAGCAAGCAGCACCCCAGGAGAGCCGCAGGGACGCTTCTACGACATTCAAAAGCGACGGCCCGGCACTGAGGACTGGGCAGTGCGCGCGGTGTCGAAGGAGGAAGTGCAGGCCGCTGGTCGGATGTCGAAGGAATGGGCTGAGCAGCGCGCCAAGCAGTGGGGCACAGAGAGCGCCGTGTTCATCAACCGCGTGCTGGGCGAGTTCGCCTCTAGCGAGGAGGACACCGTCATCCCGCTGAGCTGGGTGGAAGCGGCCAACGAGCGCTGGCACCTTGAGCATGACGACTTCGACGCGCCCCTAGCGAACGTCGGCTGTGACATCGCGCGATCCGGCAAGGACAAGACCGTGCTTGCCCTGCGACGGGGAAACCTGCTCACCGAGTTGAGGCGCTTCACCCGGCAGGGCACGATGGAGACCACCGGGGTGATCAAGGGCGTACTCACCGCAGATCGCACAGCCATCGCGACTGTCGATGTGATCGGCATCGGCGCAGGGGTGGTGGACCGGCTGTTAGAGCTTGGCCTTCCCTGCGAGCCATTCAACGCGAGCGAGCGCACCGAGGTGCTGGACTCCACAGGCGAGCTGGGCTTTGTCAACTGCCGCGCAGCGTCGTGGTGGAACCTACGCGAGCTGCTGGACCCCGACAGCACCTATGAGGCGATTGCGCTGCCGCCCGACGACATGCTTACCGGCGATCTGACCGCTCCGCACTGGAAGGTGATGAGTGGTGGTCGTATCCAGGTCGAGTCGAAGGAAGACATTATCAAACGACTTGGCCGCAGCACCGACGACGGCGATGCCGTGGTGATGGCCTTCTGGGAAGGTCAGCCGCGCGAACATGAGCACGTCGAGGAGACCTGGGAACCCGAAACGATTGGAGCCGACCTATGACCCTCATCGGAATCCTGATTGTGATTTTCTTGATCCTTGTAATCCTACGCATACTGGGGCTGATTTGATGAGCTACGCAGCTGAGCTGTTGGGTGTCCGCAACTACGGATGGATGCCGAGCCTTCCTGATGCCCGCGATGTGATGGCCTTCGCTACGCCGCCGAACCTCCAGCAGGAAGTGGCGCTGCCGGACACCTTCAGCTTGCGCGAGGAGATGCCGCCTGTGTATGACCAGGGGCAGCTCGGCTCCTGCACAGCGAACGCCATCGCTGCGCTGCTCCAGTACGCCAACATGAAGGCGGGCACCGACTTCGGAGTGCCCAGCCGTCTGTTCATCTACTACTGCGAGCGCCTGCGTGAGGGGTCCGTCACCACCGACGCCGGAGCCTACGGCCGCGACGGCTTCGCCTCGCTCCGCAAGACCGGCGCTCCACCCGAGACAGTCTGGCCGTACAACATCACCGCCTTCGCTGACAAGCCGAGCGACGATGCCTACGCCGACGCTGAGGCACACCGGATCAAGCACTACACGCACGCGCGCTCAACTGCCGTCGAGTGCAAGATCCTGGTGCAGGACCACAAGCCTGTCGCGTTCGGCATGTCGGTGCCTCAGTCGTTTGAGGGCGAAGCCTGCATGCGGACCGGCATCATGCCCGACTATCAGACCGGCGAAGGCTGGCTGGGTGGGCACGAGATGTGCATCATCGGATGGAAACCCGGCTACCTGGAGGTGCGCAACTCCTGGGGACCGAACGTCATGGACGCCGGGCACGTCTGGATTCCGGAGAGCTTCCTGTTCGGCGGCTACGCCTCTGACTTCCGCGCCATCCAGGTGATCTGATGACGACGCTCCAGATGACCATGTTCCAGTGCGTCGATGCGACGACGCAGGTGCCACTCAACGGCGCGACCTACCAGGAGTCGCATGCGCAGAAGCAGGCGGACGCACACATCAAAAAGGGACGAGCAGCCATCGTCATAAGGGTCGAGCCGTAGGCGCATGGCAGGTCCGATCCAGACATTGCGGGAGGCGATCACCGGAGGCGGTGGTGATCCCGGTGCGGGACCGCCAGTCGATCCCATCGAGGCGCTGCATGAGCAGCTAGGCCAGGAGCGGCTCAACAACGACATCATCCACGAGAACCTTCGCGTCCTTGAGCTGGCGATGGAGGAAGAAGGGTGGCGGCGCGCAGGCTGGCGGATGGAACGGGAATTCTCCCGTCGCGGCCTGGACAACATCATCAGCCTGTCGCGGGCGTACTACCTGAGCCACCCGCTGATCCAGCGCGCCGTCAACATCGTCACCTTCTACACCTGGGCGCAGGGCTGCGAAACGAAAGCCGTAGACGACCGGGTGCAGAAAGAGGTCGTTGAGCCGCTGGAAGAGGACGACTACAACCGCGTCGAGCTGTACTCACACCAGGCTGCGCTGTTGACACAGGTGGACAAGCTCGTTGACGGCAACATCTTCATCGCAATGTTCACCGACCATGAGGCGAACCTATCGCTGCGGTCGATCCCCGCCGACCAGATGCGGGAGATCCACACCAACGACGGCGACGCTCGCTTCATCAAGTATTACATGCGCGAATGGATGGAAATGGTCTTTGACGAGGAAGACGGCACGACTCGTCAGGTGACCAAGAAAGCGCTCTACCCCGACTGGCGCTACTACCCCAAACACCAGCCTGCCAAGATCGGTGTGTACGATGTGGTCTGGGACGCTCCGGTGATCCACGTCAAGACGGGCGGCATGAAGTCGATGCTGTTCGGAGTGCCCGAGACCTACGCCGCTCTCGACTGGGCGCGGGCGTACAAGAAATTCTTGGAGAACTGGCACTCGCTGGTGGCGTCGTTGGCCAAATTCGCCTGGAACGTCAAAACCAAAGGCAGCAAAATCAAACAGGCGAGGGAAAAACTCCGCTCGACTGTCAAGGACGGCGACGAAGCCCGCGAAACAAACGACATCGCATCGGGCGCAGCGTTCGTCGGCAAAGAGGGCGATGAAATCGCAGCGATCCCCAAGAGCGGAGCGCACACCAGTGCTGAGGACGCGAAGCCGAGCCGCCTGATGGTGGCGTCGGGCATGAACATCCCCGACACCATCCTGAGCAACGACCCGCAGCAGGGCGCGCTCGCTACGGCCCAGACGCTCGACCGGCCGACCGAGCTGTTCATCCTCTCCGAACAGGAGACGGAAGCTCAGCTGCGTAGGGACATCGTCCGCTACAACGTGGACGCCAAGGTGCGGATCGGCGCACTGCCCGGCAAAATCACCTGGGATGATGAGGGCAACCAGCACATTGACCCCGACGTAGACCCGACCCTGGAAGTCAGCTTCCCGCCGATCCTGGAACACGACCAGCTGGAGGTCGTCAAATCTATCGTCGCCGCTGCGACCCTAGAAGGCCGCGCAGAGGCCGGGACCATTCCGCCGCACAAACTGTCCGAAATGCTGATGGAAGTTCTCGGCGTCGAGGACATCGAGGAAGCCATCAAAGAGCTGGACGAAGCTGAAGAGGATGAGCTGAAACAGAGCGTCGAAGATCTGAAAAACCAGATCGCAGGGATGTCACAGCCGCCGGGTGGTGGGCCACCGCCAGGTCCGGGCAACGGCGGACCCCCGCCCAAACCAGCGCCCGCAGGTGGCGTCAAATGAGCACCACACTCACACGCCGTGACATGCTGCGTGAGGTCCGCGCGATGCAGGAGGCCGTCACCCCCGGAGCCGCCGTGGTCTACGCGCTGCGCGCCGTGGAGCCTCGCAAAGAAGCGATGATGCGGAGCGAACTGAAGCCCGCCTTCGCCAGCCTGGGCAAGCACGTCGGCTCAGCAGCCAGCCGGATGGGCGGCGTGTTGATCGAGTCGTCGGCCAACGAGGAGGAGCGCATCGCCGCGATCCTCGCCGCCGCTGGCCTCGCTCGCTGGAAGCAGGACGCACTCAAACCCGTCTTCGAGCGCGCATGGCGTCGCGGGGCTGTGCTAACCATGCAGGTCCTGAAGCGCTACGGCATCGAGCCGACGATGCGCGACAAGCTGGCGCAGTCGATGCTGGAACAGGGCGGCAAGCGGATGGGCCTGGTTGACATCACAGGCGATACGAAATCCGCGCTGCTCAAAGTGATAGACGACGGCCGCATTCTCGGTGCGAACCCGAAGGTCACCGCAAAGCTGATCGAGCAATACGTGCCAGCGGGCCGCTTCACCAATGCTGGGGCTGGCTACCGCGCACGGATGATCGCGCGCACCGAGACTCTGCACTCGGCGCGGATCAGCTCGCTAGAAGTGTACAGGGCATCACCTCAGGTGAAAGAATGTATGGCATTCGATGGGGAGAGCGATGAGGAATGCGCTGCCCGTAACGGTGCTGTGTTCACCTTTGATGAAGCAGAAGCAGAGGCAAACGACACGCACCCAAACTGCGTCCTGGCTTTCGGCCCGGTCGTCTAGGAGGAAAGATGAAGAAGTTGCTCAAGAAGTTCGGCATCGCATTCGGTCTTGCCGCGATGTTCATGATGGCGGAAGTCCCGCGCGCTCGCCAGAAGACGGTAGCGGCCGGGATCGAACCGATCGTTCTCGAACCGATCAACATCGCGGACACCCAGCTGATTCCGAACGCGGACGGCGCAACACTGATCCGCGTGATCGCCCCGGCTGAAGCAGTCAAAGTCACCGTGGTGACTCCCAACCTGGTCGGGGGCAACCCGATTGCGGACCTGGAAAACGAAGTCGGGATCTCCAAAATCGAGGTCATGGGTCCGTTCGACCCGAGCATCTACAACAACGCCAACGGCCAGTTGGAAGTCAAAGTCAACAAAGCCGGAATCAAACTAGAGGTCTACAACGTCTCCTTCTAGGAGACCGGCTAGCTGAAAGGAAGACGATGACGACTGCAGAGCTGACCGACATTCTGGAGGCACGTGCCCAAACTCCATTCAGGGAGAGCGCGGCCACCGGAACACGGCGTGAGATCGTCATCATCGAAGCTGGGTGGGGTTCGTCCGGCTACTACTCCGAGGCAGTTCTGGAGCGCGACATACCGCGCATCTTCCCGGTGGGCACCCAGATGTATCTGGACCACCCGACGTTGAGGGAGGACAAGGAACGTCCTGAGCGTTCCGTCCGTGATCTGGTCGGGGTAGTAGTCGAGACTCCACACATGTCAGGCATATCGTCGGTGACGGTGTGCGAAATCTTTGAGCACTGGGTTCCGGTGATCGACGCGATGGCTGAGCACATCGGCCTCAGCATCCGAGCGTTCGGCACCAGCGAGCGTGGCGACGCCGGGGGCAAGACCGGTCCGATCATCAAGCATCTGACCGAGGGTGTGAGCATCGACTACGTCACCCTGGCGGGTGCGGGAGGCAAGGTCGGTCCGCTGGTCGAGAGCGCGCAGGCAAAGGTGCTGCCACTCATCGAGTCGGCCAGGGCTGCGCGATCTGTCGATGAGGCTCTCAACTCCGACCTGAACACCAACCTGGAAAAGGCGGGCGAAGAAAAGTGGGGTTCCAAGGAACCGTACACCTACGTCTATCTGGACAACTTCGACGTTGACGAGAACTGGGCGGTGTTCTCCATCCGCCCGTCCGGCTCCGACAGGATTCTCAAGCGCATCTCCTACGTCCGCAATACAGATGGCGACGTGGCGTTGACGGGCGAAGGCGAAGAGGTCGAGCGCGTCACCACCTATGAGCCGACTGAAGAGACTGATCCGCTTGCCGCATTCGCGGATTCCGCGCCGTCGATCATCTCAGACGACAGCGATCTGAGCGAGGCACTTAAAACCTTCATCCAGGAGACCGCCGAGAAGGCTGGTCGTCCTGATCCATTTGCCAATAACGGCTCCGGCCGTGAGACCAAGGAGGCCCAAATGGGCGACGAGGCAAAGCTGTCGGAGCTGACAGAGTCAGTCCGAAAGCTGGAGGAGGCTCGAAAAGAGAGCGACACCAAAATCGCGACTCTGGAAGAGTCTGACAAAAAGAACAGTGATCGTGCGGATCGCGCTGAGGAAGCTCTCCAGCTGCGTGAGGCCGGTCAGGTCGTCAGCGACATTCTCGCCGAACACAAGGAGCTGCCCGAGAAGGCGGCTGCGCGTGTGGTCGAGAACTCGCTGCGAGGCGAGCTGCCGACCGACTCCGATGGGAAGCTCGACAAGAGCGTCCTCCAGGAGCGCGCTCGCGCGAAGCTGCGCGAGGAGATCGAGTACATCGGAGAGGCCAGCGGTCGCGGCAAGGTTCGCGGCGTCGGTTCCGGTGACCAGCTCCATGAGTCCGGCGGCAGCAACGGCGGCGGCTCAGACGAGGACAAGTCCGCGCTTCAGAAGGGCTTTGAAGCTCGCGGCATGACCGAGTCCGCAGCGAAGGCTGCGGCAGAGGGGCGGTAACGGATGGCCAAGAACCGCGTCTTCGATGAGGGCGACACATTTGGCATGCCCGTGGAAGCCGGAGTCAAATCCGGCGACCCAGTAATCATCGGGCAGATCCCCGGCGTCGCAATGATCGACCGGCGTGCCGATGGCACAGCCACCGTCGATCATGACGGCATCTACCGGCTGAAAGTGGTCGGCAAAAACAAAGCCGGGAACAAAAAAATCGAAATTGGGGACATCATCTTCAAGAAAGGTGCTGAACTCAATGTCAACAACGAAGAAGGCGTGCGATTTGGGTACGCGCTGGAAGTAGTGGAATCCGGCGCGACCACCGAAATCCTCGTCAAGATCGGGTACTAGAAAGGAGACTGACAGATGGCTGAGATGCTAGAGTTGGTCGAGAAGCTGCGAGCCGAGGAGGCAGATGTTTCGCGGCTGTTCGGGGGTGACGGTGCCCGTGTTTCTGCACGAGGATCAGACCCCCGTGCGCTCATGGAGGCCATGCAGTTCGTCGGTGAAGTTGAGAGCGGAAAACGTCCGATGGAGCATCTCCGAGAGGCGATGACCACCAGCGATTTCCCGATTCTCTTTGCCGACGTGCTGGATCGACAGCTGCTCGGATACTTCTCCGAGACGAAACCCACGTGGCAGGCCTACTGCCGCAAAAGCACCGTGCCGGACTTCCGTACCGTCAAGCGTTTCGCGCTCGACGGCGGCGAGGCCGTACTCCCAGCAGTTGGGGAGCGGGAGGAATATCCCGAGGTGCCCCTGTCCGACAGCAAGGACGAATTCAGCGTCAAGAAGTTCGGACGCCGGATCGACCTCAGCTGGGAGGCGATGATCAACGACGATCTGGATGCGTTCAGGCGCAACCCGGAACGTCTCGCGCGCGCCGCACGGCGTTCGGAGGCGAAGTTCGCCACCGAACTGTTCGTGGACAAAAACGGTCCGCACGCATCCCTCTACAAAGCGGAATTCAAAAACATCATCAAAGACGGGGCGGGCAAACAGCCCATCCTGGACATCAAAGGATTGCAGCTGGCAATGCTGCTCCTGGCGGAACAGAAAGACAACGACGGCGAGCCGATTGTGGTGGACGGAATCACCCTGGTCGTCCCGCCTGCGCTGGAGGTCACCGCCAACAACATCCTGAACGCAACCCAAATCTGGATCGGGGCAGAAGGCGGAACCGCGACCCAGCAGGTGCATGCCGAGAACTGGATGAAAAACCGCGTCACCCTCCAGGTGGAGCCGTACATTCCAGTGATCGCCACAACCAAAGGCGCGAGCACCATGTGGGCGCTCTTTGCCGATCCGGGCATCGGACGGCCAGCTCTTGAGCTGGGCTTCCTGCGCGGGTATGAGGTCCCGAGCCTGTACGAAAAGGCTCCGGATGCTCGCCGGATCGGCGGCGGCGGTGGCGAGCCAAACGAGTCATTCAACGACGACTCCGTGGCGTGGCGTATTCGCCACGTGCTTGGCGGAACCCGTCTGACGAACACGGGCGGCGCCAAAGCCACCGTGGCGTCCAACGGCACCGGCGAATAAAACTGACTCCATGAGTCAGCGGCGCACAAGTGGCGGTTCCGGTCGGGAGAGCACCCACCCGGCCGGGCCGCCGCATGCGTCAACTCCAAGACTTCTCACCGGCCTGGCGCACACCTGCGACGGCTGCGGCATGAAATTCAGGTCAGAAACTGAGTTGAGAGAACACAAGAGGATCGCACATGCCTAACACATACGACGTAACTACAGATCTTGGCAAGGTCCGCTTGCTGATCTCTGATGTGGGTGGAGCGGATGGCAAATCCTTCATCTTCGAAGACAACGAGATCGAAGCATTTATCAGCTTCAACTCAGACCTACGTATATCGGCGGCGACCGCTCTACGCACGATGGCTGCTAACGAGGCGATGGTCTCCAAGTGCATCGAATTCTTGGAACTCAAGACGGACGGCGCCAAAGTCGCCGGGGCGCTCGAAAAACTTGCCGACAAATATGAAGAACAGGCTGATGGCGATTACGACTTTGAGATCGCAGAGATCGGCGCTGACTTCTTCAACCGACGCGAGCAGCGCATCGTAAACATCGCTGAAGGTGGCGACGGGGAAGGGCTATGACGCCGCGCGCGCTGCCAGCCAAAGCGACCGGCCTACGCGGCCCAGGTCAGACGATCTTCCCTGAGGAGGCCAAAGAGGAGGCGCGTCGCATCGGCTTGAAGCCGGAAGCCGCTCTGGTGTTCGTCAAAGCGCAGGAAGACGATGGTGGCGGCGACACCCGGAACAGCTGGACGCCACAGCCGATGCGGGTGCGCGGACGGATCGACGCGCTGCGCTCGCGGAGTACATCGACGCTGTCCGGCGAGGCCGTAGACGAGTCCACCACCCACATCATCACCCTGGACAAGGGCACCGTGGTGAGCGCCAAGGATCACGTCGAAATCGAGGGTCAGATGTGGGCGATCACCGCCGAGATGTTCTTCACAGACGAGGCGACGGTGCGGCTCCAGGTGAAAGAGTTGACGCCGTGAAGCTCGCGATTGAGGTGGCCATCGACATCGACCGCAACCGCCGGGTTTGGATGGTTGGATCGGCCGACGACGTGAAACCCGACGAGGTGGAGAAGGTCGCTCCGCAGCTGGTCGAGGCGACTACATCACACGCTGTGGCAGCCCATGCAGCGGCCGTCGAGCGTCTAGGGGTAGACCTGGAGCCGGACGGCGCTGCAATCGCTCGCGCGGCTGCGGAGGCAAGCGGGATACCAGCTAGCGAGAGGCCGAAGCGTCCAGAGGACCCTGACACCATGCGCACCTTTGGGGAAGACGACGACGATGACGCTGGTTAGCCGCTTCCCTCAAATCATCTTGCTGTCGCAGGCAAAAGTGTCTGCGGCGATCCGTCGAGCGATCTCCAATATCCAGCGGCGGGCGATGAGCAAGAGCCGGGTGGCCACCGGAAACATGCGTGCGGGTTGGCAGGGGATGATGGTTAGCGCCAATGAAGGTGTCGTCTTCAACCTTGTGTCCTACACCATCTTCAACGAGTACGGCACCGTGTACATGTCGGCACAGCCGATGCTGCGCCCGGCCGTCGAGGAGACCCGTAGCGACTTTGAGGCTGACATGGCGGGGTCGTACCTGTGAACCCGGTGCGAAGGGCGTTGGCCCGGCTGATGAAGGACGACCAGACGCTCTCCGGCATGGTGGGCGGACAGGTGTTCCACCGCCACCCTGACGACGGCGCGACCCTTCCCTATGTGGTCTTCTCCAAGGCGTCGGGTGTTCCCGAGTGGGCATTCGACGGCCCGCCGATTGACCAGGACGTTTGGTTGATCAAGGGCGTCGGCGCTCGCGATGAAGTCGAGGAGATCGCGAAGCGGCTCAAGCAACTTCTGAATGGTGCGACTCTGGCCATAGAAGGAAAGGTTCACCAGGATCTCCGCCACATTAACGATGTGGACTACGACGAGATTGTCAAAGGTGAGCGAATTGATCACGTCGGTGCTGAGTTCAAGCTCGACTCTGAAGACGAATAAGGAGGAAGCGTGAAGACGTACAAGAACATCAGCACGCTGGAGCAGCTCGGCATCGAGCCGGGTCAGACCGGACAGGCTGAGATAACCAAAGACCAAGAGGACCGAATGGTGTCGCGTGGCGCCATCGAGGTCGTCCCCACCAGCGGCAGTTCGTCCGCATCAAGCTCGCCGTCTGCGCCCGAGTCGGGCAAGTCGGGCAGCGGGAAGGAGTAACGAATGTCCAAGGAGATCCTCAAGAAACCCGTCATCACCATCGACGGGACGAACCTCACAGGACGTATCAGCCAGCTGGACATCGACCAGCCGGATGACGAAGTCGATGTCACGACGTTCGGCAGCGACTTCAAACAGACGGAGACCGGATTGCGGGACGGTGCGATGACGTTCAGCATCTTCCAGGACTTCGCTGCGGCCCAGGTGGACGCCGTGCTGTCGGTCATCAAGGCCACCTCCAAAAAGTTCATCACCAAGGTGCAGGCTCGCTCCGGGGAAATCTCGGCCACGAACCCGTGCTACGTGATGGGCGGGAAGCTGTTCAACTACAAACCGCTGAGCGGAGCAGTTGGCGCGGCTTCCACCACGGAACCGACCATCAAAAACGTGACCCAGACGGGCATCGCAAGGTGCGTGTCCGCCGCAGAAGTGGTCGAAAAAGAAGCGGCAATCGCCGCCGAATTGGTCTAGCCGCTAGCTAGGCTGAAAGGAGTCATCATGGGTGCACCAAACGAGGGTTCGGGTTCCGAGCTGACGCCAGGACAGGCGTTGGCCGGAACCCAGTCCGGAACGTTGCCGATAGGCACCGTCGAGGCGATTCTGAAGAAGGCTCCGGCCGACATTCAGGAGAAGGAGATTGAGGTTCCCGAGTGGGACTGCTCAGTCAAGATCCGCTCGTTCACGGCAGCTCAGTCGTCTGGCATCCGCCAGCGCGGGCTGGCCTTCCAGGGCGAAGAGACGAAAGTCGCCTGGGGCGAGATGGAGATCATGCAGTTCCAGCAGGGCGTTGTCGAGCCGCGATTCGATGAGGATCAGGTCCGACAGCTCCACCTCACATCCGGGCGCGGCTTCTCCCGCGTGATCGAAGCGCTGGATGAGTTGAGCAATATAGACAAGGAGGCTCTCGCGAAGGCTCGCGAGGAGTTTCCAAAACCCGAGGAGCCAGCTCAGGTTTGAGTTCTACCTAGCTGACAAACTCAAGAGAACGCACGCAGAGCTAATGTCATCCATCTCTAACCCAGAGCTAGCTCTGTGGGGTGTCCTTTCAGAAGTCGAAGTTGAAGAGGCTAAGGCTGCTGAAAAGGAGGCGTTCGACCTATGATGCCTGCAGCGGTCCTGGCCGTAGTCGTCAAGGCGCAGGGAGTTGGGCCGACCAACGCTGAGTTGCGTACGGTCCAAAGCTCCCTAGTCAAGACGGATGCGGCCGGGGTCGCGATGGGCAAATCCATGAAGAAGTCCGGCGCGATGATGACCAGTGCCGGGAGGACGATGACCAAGGCGATCACCCTGCCGCTACTTGGAATCGCGGCGGCTGCGGTAGATGTGAACCTCAAATTCGAACGGTCAATGAGCCTGATCCAGACTCAGGCCGGAGCGTCCGCCAAAGAAACCAAATACCTGCGCGGCGAAGTCTTGAAGCTGTCGCAGGCATCGAAGTTCGGACCAGACGAGGTTGCCAAAGCTCTGTTCCGGGTTCGCTCGGCTGGGTACAAAGGGGCGAAAGGCGTTCACGCTCTGACCGAGGGGATCAAACTGGCTACGGTCGGCAACTCCGATCTGGAGATGACCACCAAAGCTCTCGTTGGTGCGGCGAAGTCGTTGGACATCCACGGCTCCAAAGCATTCAACCACCTTGCCGCCGAAATGAACGCGACGGTTGGTACCGGGGACATGCGGATGGAAGAACTCCAGGGCGCGCTGTCCACCGGAGTGTTGCCAGCGTTCGTCGCCGCCGGTCTGGGCATGCGCGACTACTCCAGCGCGCTGACGGTGATGACCGACCGCAACGTGCCCGCGATCATGGCATCCACCAGGCTGCGTACGGCGATCACAATGCTGGTGCCGCACACCAAAAAGGCGGAAGAAGCTCTCGGCGGAATCGGCATCAAGTCCGAAACCCTCGCCAACATCATGCGGCACAAGGGCTTGCCGGAAGCAATCAAATACTTGGCAGAACATCTGGACAAGCTCTCGGCCAACGAGGCCAACCGAGTTCAGATCGAAGCGTTCGGCGGCGCCAAATCCAGCGCGACCATCGAGATGCTCACCCAGAACTACCAGGAACTGTTTGAAAAAGAACAGCTGGTCGGCAAGGGCATCCACAAATACGCCGCCGAGGTCAAAGCCGCAGAAGAAAACCCACTGGTGGAACTCCAGAGGGCTTGGGCGAACATTCAGGTTGATCTGGTGAAGATCGGCAAGGTGATCGTGCCCATCGTCGTGCCCGCCTTCATCGCCGTCGCCGGAGCTATCGGCAGCGCGGCTGACGCCTTCGCCCACCTGTCGCACGGCAACCAGGCCACCGTGCTGGCGATCCTTGCCACAGCCGCTGCGATAGGGCCGCTGCTCCGGCTGTTCGGATACTTGACGACGCAGACCGGCTCGCTGATCCTGTGGTTGGAGCGCAACAACATGGTGTTGGGCCAGAACACCATTGAGACTCAGGCAGCCGCCACAGCGAACGCTGAGCTGGCCGCATCCATCGCCGGGGTCATCACGGCCCAGAAAGAGTTGCTGATCGCGAACAGCTCCGGCGTCGTCACCGGGTCGGTTCCAGTAGCAGCCACGGCTGCGACAACAGTTGAGTCTGGTGGAATGATGGCGGGGGCGAGAGGAGCGGCAACAGGGTTCGCTGGCGGCCTCGCCAAAATGCTGCCGATGGCTCTCGCCGTCGTCGGCATCGGGAACATTGTCAAGTCGGCCGTGGAAGGCGATAGCAAAGCGGCGCTCTACAAGGCCGGTGGGGCTGCGGCAGGAGGCATCGTCGGCGGCATCGTCGGTGGATTGCCTGGCGCGATGGTCGGCTCTGGCATCGGCTCGATTCTCGGCGGCATGCTGAACAGCATGATCAGCGACACCAAACTCACCGGAGTACAGGAAATGGTGCAGCGCCAGGCGCACCATGCTGCGGAAGCCGTCCACAGCCAGCGCGATGCCGTTAAAGGTTTGCACAGCGCCGAAAACAATCTGGCCGCTGCGACCAAGCGACACCATGCCGCGACGAAGCAGGCGAGTCGGGCGCACGAACATCTGAACGCCGTCATCAAGAAATTCGGTCCGGCGTCAGCCGAGGCTCGGAAGGCTGAGCATGAACTCTCTGAGATGCAGCACCGCGACCAGAAGACGGCGGAAGGCGCAGCCCATGCGCACCGGCTCAGCGGTCACGCGCTAGCTGACTACCGCCACCGCACCCTGCTTGTCGTCGCGTCGGAAAAGGCGAGGCTGCCCGGGATCGAAGCTCAGGTGAATCACCTCAACCACAAATACGACGTTGAAAAAAAGCGCGGCAAGGAAAACTGGCAGCTGCTGCATCGACTGGTCGGCAAGGAAAATGAAGAAGGGAAGGTCCGGTCAAAGATTCAAAACGATGTTGCTGAAGCGGCTCACGTCGGCGGCAAGAAGTTCGCCCGCGCGCTGCGCGAAATTGGTGGCGAACAGGCCGCGCTCGGCCGTCACTTCCGAGGCATCACCATCGGCGCCAAGCACGTCAAAGAAGGCATGGAAGAATTTGCCACCAGCGGGACGCTCGCCAACAAGAGGTTCGCCGCATCGGCAAGCAAAGGCAGCATCATCTTCCACGAAGACGCTGTCAAGATCGCGGAATCGTCAGGCATCGCGACGCGGACTATCGAAAAACGTCTGGGCGCTGCGCTACAGAAGATGGGTGTGTCGGCTGTCCAGTTCGGGTTCAAAAACAAATCCGAACACAAAGGCAACCACCAGGCTGGCGGCATGATCGTTCCTGGCAATACGTCGGGCGACAAGGTGCCGATGACCGCGATGGTCGAGCCGCATGAGGTGGTCCACATTCTGAACAGCCGGGCGTCGAAGGACATGCGCAAGCTCGGCGCTCTGGAAAATCTGAACAACAACAGGCCGCGCTTCGCAGAAGGCGGCGTGATGGGCATGGGCGCTGCGCTGTCGAAAGCCAAGGAAATCAACTCGCAGCAATTCCCCTACGTCTGGGGTGGAGGCCACGGCAGCTTTGTCGGACCGTACGACTGCTCCGGCGCGGTGTCGGCGGTGCTGAATGCGGCAGGTCTGTTGCAGAAGCCGATGGTGTCAGGCGAACTCGCGAGCTGGGGTTCACCCGGCTCCGGGCCGATCACGGTCTATGCCAACGCCGTACACGCCTTCATGAAAATCGCCGGTAGGTTCTTCGGCACCAGCGGCTCCAACCCCGGAGGCGGCGCAGGGTGGTTCCCGTCGAGCATCGGCATGGGCGAGGTGTCGGAAGGCGACAGTGGCGGACCCTTCAACGTTCGTCACGCTGCTGGCATGACCGGGCTAGTGTCGCAGATCAAAGAACTGGAAATGACCGGACCGGATGGAGCATTCAAGAGTCTGGCGCAGGGGTCCATCAACAAGCAGACGACGGCCGCTAACAAATATCTCAAATCACATACGCCGGGCAAGTGGGGTGGCGGCGACTCCGAACTTAGCCTCAAAGGAATCGGCGGCTCAGTAGCCAGCGAGGCTGCGCAGATCGTGAAACGGGCGCACGCCGAATACGTACCTGCCCTGGCTCTGTTCGAGGCGCTGTGGGCCGAGAGCAGCATGGGGGCGTCCGCTCCGGGGAACGTCCTTCAGGGGCTGGGGTCCGGCGGCGCTCCGATCATGGATGCCGCTAGCGAGATCAGCGGGTTCCTCACCGGCCACCCGACCTGGACCGGCCGCAGTGCGATGGAACAGCATAGCAAGAACCCGTCGCTGCCAGCGAACGCCATCGCTCAGATCGTCCAGGCTTCCGGTGTCGGTGAAGGCAACGAAGGTCGAGCCAACTACCTGCTCCAAAAAGACCGAGCCATCGCGACGATGAAACAGTTTGGCCTCTTCTCTGGTGGCGGCGGTGAAGGCGAAGCCGGTGCTAGCTCCATCAACAACTTGATGAAAAAGAAAAAGAAGAAGCCGATTGGTCGGAGCATCGAAAATGTCTTGAAGGGGCTGGCCAAAGGCAAACACCAGCCCAAGTACAAAGGCCAGCTGAAAAAGCTCCACCGCCGCATTGATGGAGTCGGTCTGGACAAAGCCCAGCTTGGTCGTCTGGGTGACCTCACCAAAGAAGCCGAAAAATTTGGCGAGTATGCAACGAGCGCGTCGAGCCTCTCTATCACCAACGAAGAAGGCGAAACGACTCAGGGCAACTTCGCGAACCAAGGCGAGGGTTACTGGCTCAACAAACAGCTGTCCTCGCTGCTGGCGATGCGCCGCGAAGTGATTGCGACTCATGAAAAGATACAGGACAAATACATGCCGCGCGTCCAGAAGCTCCTCAAGGATGCGAAGGGTCGGCTGCTGAATGTCCGCGCCGCGATCCGCAAGGCCGAACAGGAAAAGAAAGCTCTCGAAAAGAAAATCAAAGACATCGAGGCTGCTTCGAACCAGACGAAACAGGCGATTGAACAAGAAGTCCACACGATGGAACACCAGATTGCGGAAGCCCGTCGCCAGCCGACGCCGAAAGGCAAAGCCGCCGCTGCCGCGCAGACTGCGAAAATCAACCAAATGGAGCGCAATCTGGAATCCAAAAAGAACGCGCTCGCCCACTCCGGCGCTGAAGGCACCTCGCAGATCAAGGCGATCAAAGAACACATCCAGAAGATCCAGGGGGAACAGGCTAGCCGCAGCCGCGTTGAACAGGGACTCGTCCAGAATCCGATGGGGATCATCCCCTCGCTGGAATCGAAACAGACCGGCCTGCGCGAAACGGCAGCCAACCTGTTTGGCGGCGGCGGCGAAGTCAAAAAGATTCCCTTCATCGGCCTGCAGCAGATCCAGGGAGTCGGCGGACCGACCGAGCAGATCAAAGGCATCCCGGCCATCGGAACACTCGGACCAGAAGTCCTGACCGTGCAGCAGCGGCTCCGCGAAATCGGCGAAGAAGCAGCGAAGGTCAAAACTCCATCCACCCCTGGCGAAACAGAACTGGCCAGCGTTGAGAGAGAGATCGCGGAAACGTGGCGCAGTCGCTACCTGACTTCGCAGTCACAGTTCGGAGTCCTCTCAAACTTCCCGTCCGTGCAAGCGCTGGGGGCTGTGCCGTTCGCTGGCTCCTTCGCCAAGGGTGGCGCGCTCGCCGCCGGACATTCGATGGCCTGGGTTGGGGAGCATGGGCCAGAGCCGATCTTCGCTCCGCAGGGTAGCCGGGTTTTGCCAGCGCATGAGGCGACGGCTGCGCTGAAAGGTTCTCGACATCATGAGTTGAACTTTGAAGAAGTGCACTTCCATGAGGCCGACGGCAAGGTGACCGGCAAGGTCAACGGCCAGAGCTTCGAGAAGGACGTGCGCAAGATCACACGCAAAGACGCGAGCGGCGCAGCCAAGCCATCGCCCGGATCGAAAAGGAGGCGATAGCCAATGCCATCAACTGAGACAGTAACCTGCGACCCAGCAACGTTCATCGCGAACCGCGCAGAACTTGGCCTGGATGACATTGGCCTCGCCATCCGAGGCGAGCCTGACTGGGGCGACTCCGAACATGAGCTGTTCCTGATCCGCCAGGCTCTCGGTGAAGTGCCCGCCGACCGGCACCCACCGAACCGCAACGTCCAGCTCCAGCTGATGGTGATGCAAGAGGGCGCGGTTAACCTCGCGGAAGCAGCATCGAAGCTGCAGAAGAAGGTCGGCCTGTGGCAGCGCGAGGGAGGCTTTGTAAGGCGCGACTTCGACGCATCCGGGGGCTTCTCTACATCTGTGGCGCAACAGGTCTACGGGGCTGCCCTGGGCGGCCTGCAGGGGTGGATGTTCGCACACCGGAAGAAGGCACCCGATGTGACGCTGAATCTCGTCACCGGGCCGTACGTCTACGGCACGACGGCGGTGGAATCTGCAACCTTCAAATCTGAAGGCTTGCCGCACCTGAAGTGGGAAATCGAAAGCGTCAAGGGATCGGCTCCGGGGCTTGTCCGGGTGACCGTCAAAAACGAAGATGCGAGTGACTGGAAAGGTCTGCTCCACAGCATCGAGTCGCGCTACTTGGCTCCGGTCGAAACCCGCACAACCACCGCCGACGCCTTCTATGAGTGTGAGAAACTCACTCTGAGTGGAGGGTCTTTCAAAGAAGGAAGCGCGGGATCGTCTGGAGCTTCGCGCGTCCAGGTGAAACTCACCGCCGGATTCATCAATGTCCTCAGCTCGAAAATTCCCACCGCCGGGCACATGACCCACACAGGGGTGCGCAGAGTGTGGCTCCGCGCGCAGGACTTCGGAGCGGTGGCAGAAAACATTGAACTCAAGTTGGAATGGCGTGCGCTCGGCTCGTCACGCTGGACCGCAAATAGGCCGGTTCGCATTCCGGTCGGCAGCAGTGAATTCTCAAAGATTGATCTCGGCGAAGCCCGTCTTGAAACAGCAATCCTTGGTGAACAGCGTTGGGAATGGAGGTTGCTGGCAAGGGCGCGGAGCGGGACCGGCGAAATCGGTTTGGACTGCATGTTCTTCCTGACGACCGAGCAGTTCCTGGCGCTATCAACTCCTTCCGCCACTCAAATTGCCGACTTCCAGTCTGAAAAACCGCCGACGAAAGTTGAAGACATTGCCGGTGGGGGCGAAGGTGCAGCATGGACAAATCCCGAAAATGCAAAAGCATCCGACAATGTATATGCAACACTCAAAGGCGGCGCATTCTCTTCACACCAGCTGAAGGCAACCGGGTTCGGATTTGCTATTCCAGTTGGCGCCACCATCACAGCTGTTGTCGTCAGCATCGAGAAGAAGTTCAGCGGCCTTACAACAGGAAGCATCACCGACAAGGTGGTGCAACTGGTCAAGGGCGGAGTTGTTTCAGGAACTAACAAAGCCAGCATCGGACATGTCTGGAACACCGTTGACGAAGTTGTGAATTATGGATATGACCTTTGGGGATTGACCCTTACTCCTGCTGATGTTAACGCCGCAAACTTTGGAGTTGTGTTGGGCATTGAACAGCTCCAGCTCGAAGGCAAAGAATGCATTGCCAGCGTCGATCAAATCAAAATCACGGTCTACTACACGGAAGCCGTCGATGAAAACCGGGTGTGCTTTGCAGGCCGCTCTATCGAGCTGCGGAGCGACGGGGTATACCGACAGCACATAACCGATGAAGTCTGGGCACGCGGCGTCCCAGACGGCTTCCTGCCCTATGCACCGCCGTCTGGCCTGGAGGGTCGCGCGGCGCGCGGGATCATCGTGCCGAGCAAAGGCGACCACCTGGCGCAAGGCGACGCGGGGATGCACAAACTCAGCGCCGTGGTCCGCTACTTCCCTGGATACCACTTCACATCGGAGGCGAAATAATGGCTTGGCCAGAAGAACTTGACAATCTGTTCAAAGAAGTTCTCGATGGCACCATCTCGCTGACGAATCACAAAAACTATCACAACTCGCTTGCCGATGCCATCAACAGGATCGAGGAAGCTCTCGGCATAAAAATGGGCAACGTCGATACGGCGACGCCTTCGCTGAAGCTGCCTCCCCGACCGCAGAAAACTGTGATCCAGCAGTTCCAGCCAGGGCACGCATTCGAAAAATACAGCGGCACCGGAACCTTTGTTGACGCCGAAGACAGCGTCATCGGCAAACAGTCGATCAAGATCCTGACGCTGGAAGACGAATCGCAAACCAAAGTCCGCAAGAAAACAGTCGGGCCGTACGACTTCACCGGCAAAGATCTTGAGATCACATTCAAAATCAGCAACCTGCCGAACATCGGCGTCTGCGAAATCTACCTGTCGTCGGACAACCTCGCCACCAACAATGTCCACTACCGATTCTGTAGCAGCACGCAGCCGTACATCTCAGACGGCGAGTGGGCGACGATCACGATTCCCTGGGGAGACCTCGCCAACGCTTCGCCAGCTGGCACAATCAACAGAGCAGCAGTCAACTACATCGAGTTCCGCTTTGAAGCCCAGCTAGGTAAAACAGCCGAATTGAAGGTAAATGAGGTCGCGGCTGTGCCAACTCCATCGGGTGGCGTTGTCAGTCTGGTGTTTGACGATGGATGGGCATCGACGTACGAACGTGCCCGACCCTTCATGGACACATTCGGCTACCGGGGAACCAGCTGCATTATCCGCGATGTGGTCGGCACCGCCAACTACATGACGCTGGCACAGGTCAGAGCGCTTCAGGACAAATCCTTCTGGGATGTCTGCGCTCATGCCGACACCGTGGCCAATCACAACGCCGGGTACGCGACGCTGACCAACGCCGCCGTCGAAGAAGAGCTGAAGCGGATCAAGCGCTGGCTCATCGAAAACAACTTCAAGCGACGCGACCTATTCATGTGGCCCAAGGGAGAATTTGACGCTGCCAAAATGGCCATCGCCCAGAAGTTCTTCAACGCGATTCGAGGTACGACCGGCGGCAAGGGCGGCAACAGCGGAGCGCACGAGACATTCCCTCCCGGCGAGTCATTCCGCCTGCGTACATTCCTCAGCGGCGGCTCGACCATCACAGCGGCAGAAATCGAAACCGCCGTGAATGAGTGCAAAAAATACAACACCTGGCTGATCCTCAGCTACCACCAGATCGTCGCTGCTGGAGCTGCGGGCGGCACCCAGATGAATGAAGCGGTGTTCAAAGAACACATCGAAAAGGTCGCGGCTAGCGGCCTTCCTGTCAAGACCGTCTGCGAGGTACTGGAGAGCTAATGCCCGGACCCAACTCACACACCCACTCACCTCTGGAGATTCCAGGCATCGGCAGGTATGACAACTTCGACCTGCTGCCCTATGTAATTCCGCTCGGCATCTGGCCTGGGACGACGGTGGAACCTGTTGCCAAACGCGCGTACTTCACTCACTTCACAGTGCCGAGAGAACGTCAGTTCAAATTCTTGCGTTGGGTTCTGCCGACGGTTGGTACCGGAACCGAAGACAAATGGGATGGCGCGATCTTGCGGGTGAACGGGGCGAAACTGGAACGGCTCGGATCGTCTGGACTAGTTAAACAGAACATGACTGTGAGTGGAGTCAAGAAACAGGAATTCACCACCACTGTCACCTGCGAACCCGGAGTGATCTACCGCGCCGGACTTGGCTGCGAAATCAAGACCGGAACGCCAAGCCTCGCAGCCATCATCAATAACAGCGGGTTCTATGGCGACATCGGCGGGGCTGGGACATTGGCCAATCGTCTGTTCACCTTCAAGGCGGAATCCATAGCCATTCCGGAAACAGTGGAAGCAATTTTGGAAGCTAGCGCCACCGTAACCCCCTGGATGGTTTTGAGCGAGATCTGATGCCGGGCACAATTGGAACAGGAACAATTGGTTCCGGCACCATTGGTGAACCGGGCGAACCAGGACCAGCGCCGCCAGTACCGGCTCCGAACGTCACGGTCACCGCGCAGTTCCCTCCCGACCGGCTCGCGGTTCATATCGACATCCCTGGCGGCGGCTCCGCGCGCTGGGCCGAAGACGAGAACGCGCCGGAGAACGTGCTGTCCGAGATCACCTGCAGCGATGAGATCCCTGGCGGCTACAAAGACGCATCGGGAACCCTGGCGCGTGATCCGCGAGCCTCCTACCCAGACCTAGCAACCTACGGCGACATCAAAATCTACCAGCCGGGAGTAGAGCCGATCTGGGAAGGCTCGCTGGACAAGGGTCCGAAAGTCAGCGGCGACCAGATCTCCATCTCGCCAGCGGCGCTCGGCTACCAGTTCGTGCTGGAGGACGACAACGCCGCACAGGTCGGCATCATCGACTCCGACCTAAGCCGCTGGGGCGAGTCGTCAGCAGAACGCCGTCGCAAACTGATCGCCGTCAGCTACATGCTCTCGGCTTCAATGTCGGCCGGATTCCAAGATGCCGCAGCCACTGCGCCTGGAATCATGCTCGACACCTCTGGGCAGGAAAAAGTGGCCGGGCTGGTTCTCGGCAACGAGATGACGTATTACGGCGACGGCGCAGACATCGGGGCTGTGCTATTTGATTTTCTAGGTGATGGAACTGTAACCTGGGAAGAGGTCATCGCTCTCTCGAATGATGATGTTCGCACTTTGTTCGACGTAACCAAAAACTACAACGGGGCGAGCGCCAACGCGCAGGAAGTCAAAGCCTCTGTGCCGGGTAGAAAGTATGCGATTATGTCCGCCTTCTACACCGGGGCGTTCGTCGGGCAGATGATCAACACACACATGTTCAACAACGTCAAGGTGATCGGGAACCATGGCATCTCGCGACGCGGCACATGGCCAAACATCGGATTCGGCGCCAAGCAGATTCTTGAATACGTCATAGCCAACTTCGCTTCGCCGCTCACCATTGATCCTGACTTCATAGACGACGACGAATTTGTTGTGCCGCAAGCCTGGTACGGCGAAGGCGTCGCTCTCGCCGACATCATCAATGACGTCACCAAATATGGTCTGTTCGACTGGTTCGTGTACAACGGAAAAAGGTTTGAGTACCGACGCCCAGCGACCTACGGCAGGTTCTGGAAGGCGTACACCGGGCCGTCCGAACTCAGCGAAGTAGGAGAAGACTCACAGCGGCTGTGGCGTCGCATCACAGTCCGCTACCAGGATCCCGATGGCTCCACCCGGCTCGTTGGTGCACCCGGCTCCGGCTGCCGCGTCGAATCACCCGAACTTGAAATAACCGATCCAGAACACCCAGCCGTCAGAGCGAACCGGACGCGCCGTGACATCCTGGATCTCCAAGGGATCGCAACCCCTGCCACAGCCATCGCTGTCGGCAAGCGGTTCCTTGAAGAAGCAAACTTGTTGAGTAGGTCTGGCAGCGCCTCGTTGTCTGGTTATGTGCTTGATGACGCCGGGGTGTTCCGTCCTGCAGCGCAGGTGAAATCAGGCGATTACATCAGCTTTGTGGACTCGTCTGACGTCAGCTATAGGAAGATCGTTGGCAAGCAGTACACGCACACCGACCGGCACGCAGCTATCGACATCGACGCGCCGCCGTCCGGCCTGCAAGCGCTGCTTGAAAGACTACAGGCGGGGCTAACTTCGCTGGGGGTGAGCTGATGGAGGGAGCGTCTTTTTCAGATGCTGGCTGGATGGCCAGGATGGATGAGCGGATGAAGGGCATGGACGCTCGCACAAGGTCCAATCACGACGCGCTCGCCCGCGTCCGCGAACGCGAGAGCACCCGTGGTGAAGCCCTTATCAGAATAGAGGGGAAGGTTGAAGAGCAAGGCGACGACATCGCAGAAATGAAGAACGATATGAAATGGATCAAGCGCGGTCTGTTTGGCGCTATCGCGGTCGGCATGATGTTCACCGTTGCCGTCGCATCGTTGGTTATTCAGGCGGCTCACTGATGACGCCGGAGCGGCGGCGTCGGCGGTCTCGAATCAAATGGACGGTCATGGCGCTGCTCGCTGTGATCGCCGCATCCGGAGTTGCCCTGGGGGCTTATCTCTACTTCCACAGCCTTCAGGAAAACGAACTTCGAAACAGCTTGATCGCAGGCTGCGAACAGAGCGGAAACCCGCTGCGACTGGGGCTTCGCGAAGAAAAGGAAGATGAACTTCAGGAAACAGAACACCCGCGAAAGAAAGTGCTGGAGGCTCTCCACCTGACCGTCCAGCAGGCCATCGAACTTTCGGAACCAAAAATCAGAATCCTGAAAAGGGACATCGACAGATACGCACCCATCAACTGCCAAGAGCAGTTCAAATAAGGAGCCGCAATGGACATTGACTACACCCACATCACCAAGCACCAGTCGAGTCGCGAGGGCGCTCGCATTCACGGGCTGGTCCTCCACACCACCGAGGGGTCCGACAACCCCAGCGACATGGCCGACCTGAAGCAGCTCGGCTCGATCTTCGACGGGGAGGAAGCGTCGGCTCACATCGGCGTGAACGTCGCGGGCAAGTTCGGCCGCTACGTCGAGGACGCAGCAAAGGCTTGGGCCGTTTGCAACTTCAACAGCATCACGCTGTCGCTGGAGCAGATCGCCTTCGCCGCCTACTCCAAGGAGGAGTGGTACAAGCACCGCCACAACCAGCTCCACGGCGCGGCCGAATTCCTGGCCTACGGACACACCCACTACGGGGTGCCGTTGGAGAAGGGCGCTTGCTCAGGCTCATCCATAACACGGGCCGGAGTGTTCCAGCACAAGGACCTGGGCATCTCCGGCTCCGGCCACAGCGACTGCGGTGACGGATACCCGGAGGGCTATGTGATCCTCCTGGGCAAATTCTTCATCGCGCACAAGCTCCATGCGACCGCGCCGCACACGGAACGGCTCCGCAAGGAGATCAACAACATCCGGAAGCATCACGGGATCGACCTGATCCAGCCGGGCAAATAGAAAGGCATCAAGTGATACAGAAATACAGCAAGGGAATCATCAGCTTGCTGGTGTTCGCGTTCGCAGCCATCGCGCTGTTCGCGGGCGGCAGCATTTTCGGGTTCCACGTCACCGGCGACTTCCAGGCGAAAGTGATCGCACTGATCCCTCTCGGCGCTGGAGTCGTCGCAGTCATCGGCATCAAGAACGCGACAGAAGATGCCATCGACAAGGCCATCATGCAGTTCGTCACAGGAGCAATTGCGGTCGCGCAGTTCTTCGCTCAAATACCTAGTGATCTAGGAGTGAAGATCGGCGCATTCCTGTACGCGGCTGTAGCGGCCTATTTCGTGTGGCGGAAGGCGAACACGCCGGAACCCGCACCTGCGGCTGTGGCATCAGGTATCGCGGGTTCCAGTCCGCCCGTTAGATAGCTCGAAAACCGCGTTGCTCTGGCTACCCCTCCCCCTACGGGGGAGAGGGGTGGCCGCCAGGGAACGCAACGCGAATCAACACAGCCAGCGCGAATTAGCGCGAAATACGTTATGCTGTAGGGGCAGGTTCAACCCCACTCAAAAAGGAGCAACGCATGACCACTACCACGGAAGCGCCAGCCACCCAGAGGCAGAGGGATTATCTGCTGGGTCTGCTCGGCTCTCGCGACCTTCTCGCATCCGACGCGATGAAGGAAGCGGCAGGGTCCGACACCCAGGCCGGGATGGATTCCTACGTCGCGATCATCAAGCCGCAGGTCGATGGGCTTGGCAAGGTTCGCGCCAGCAACATGATCGGCCACCTGAAGGCTCTGCCGTTGAAGCACCCGGCGCAGCAGAAAGGATCGTTTCAGTTCGGCCCGATCAAATCCGATGTGCCGCAGGGCCGCTACGCGGTGACTGGCGACGACGGCACCACCGACTTCTATCGGGTGGACCGTCCGACCGAGGGCCGCTGGGCCGGTCACATCTTTGTCAAGCTGGGACTCGGCGGGCCGTACGGTGAACCTCGCTGGGAGCGCATCCCGCTCCGAAACGTCCAGACGATTCTGGACAAGGTCGCGAAGGCCGGACCCAAAGAGGCCATGCTCCGCTACGGCAAAGAGCTGGGCCACTGCGGACACTGCGGCCGGACCCTGACGAACCCGGACAGCATCGAGGCTGGCATCGGTCCGGTCTGTCGCGGCAAGATGGGGTGGTGAGCATGTTCAACTTCTCCACCAACACCTTCAACGACTCAGCCGAGATCTCCATCGACGGCAGGCCACTCGGCTCTGCCGTCCTGGGATCGTATGGCTGGGTCGCTCAGGATCTGAACGGCTCCATCGTCGGCTACCAGCTCGACACCCGCGAGGACGTTGCTTGCCTTCTGTTCGGCATCGACGGGCCGCAGGCGAAACGAGAGAAGGCCGAGGCGTACGCCATGTCCAAGTCCGATCCGCACGACGCCGCTTGGGGTGACGACCGATGAGGCGACTGCTCGTTGTGCTGCTGACCGCGCTGGTGTTCCCAGCTAGCGCGGCAGCGCACACAACCATCGTCGCGCCGGTCGCCTCGCCTTACCCCTACCAGCAATGGGTTGATGAATCCGCGATGCCGACTCCGGAAGTGACGATTAACATTGTTGAAGTCGCAGGCACTCATGGCTGTCCTGGCCGCGAGCTGACTTACGCCGGTTGCACTCAGCCCAGCGAACAGATGATTTGGTTGGCGCCGGAAATGACGGTTGGCCAGGTTCGCCAGACATTCCTGCATGAGTTGGGACATAACGCCGACACCGATATGACGCCGGAGTGGATGCGGACTCGCTTCATGGAAATTATGAGGCAGTCCGGCGAATGGGTGATAGAAGGAGAACCCTCCAGCTGGTGGAGTCCCAACGAGCGGTTCGCTGACATCTACGCCCAATGCTCCGTCGCGCCCTACATTCGACCCGGCTACCACAACGGCGAAGGCACTGTGTTCAGCTCGGACCCGATGGCCGGGGCGCGACGCCACAACGCGATCTGCCGGATGATGGGGAAGCTGTGAACAGCACGCTAACCCCAGAGGAACGCAGCGAAATCATGCTGAGCAACATCACCGGCTCGGACTGTGGCGTCATCGCATTCCAGGCGATCACCCGGCAGTCGCGTTCGGAGAGCGAGCGGCTGTGCCGAGAGGCGGGGGACTATCAAGACGGCGAGGGCATCTCGCGGCTCGGCATGCAGCTGGCGCTCCGGCGCGTCGGGTTCAAAGCTGATCTGGTCTACGTACCGGGCGAAACGGTTGCGGTCTTCGCAGCCACCCATGAGTATGGGACCTATCTGCTGTTCACGGACGGCCACGTCATGGCGCTGATCGAGGGCGATCTGTACAACGGTCGGACGGAAGGACGAGCGCCGGTTGAGGAGGCGTACCGCGTCACCGCGCCGTGATCGGCTATAGTCCCGCTTAGCAGTCAACCCCAAAAGGAGCAATCAACATGAGTCCCACTACCACAGCAAAGATCGCGCACCCCGTCAACGCAGAGGTCAGCGAGGACGGCGACCGCGTCAATGTCACTTTCAAGTACGCGCCTGATCGCGTCGTCGGCATCAAGCGGGTGCCCAGCGCCAGGTTCGTTCCCAAGGAGAAGGGCGGACCGCTCTGGCGGCTCGACCTAGACCTGCCGACGATGCGGAAGCTCCGCGAGCAGTTCGGCAACGACCTGGGCATCGGCCCGAAGTTGAAGGCCTGGGGCCAGGGCGAAGTCACCAAGGAGACCAAGCTCATCAGCATGAGCCAGGCCGACGACGCCGAGCTGGAGCGCATCCCGAAACGAATGCAGAAAGGCGTCAAGCTCAAAGGGATGAAGCGCAAGTTTGCGCTCCGGCCCTACCAGAAGGCCGACATCAAGTTCATGGCCGAGACGAACGCGATCAACGCCAACCAGCCCGGAGCGGGCAAGACCATCGAGACCATCGCCGCGACCTTTGAGGCGGGCATGGAGTGGGGACGGCATCTCGTCTTCGCTCCGGTCACCTCGCTGCGGACGGTCTGGGAGGACGAGCTGCTGCAGGCTTACAAGCTCGCAGGCTGGGACGAGCCGGTGATCCTCACGGGCGACACTCCGAATGAGCGCAAGAAGGCCATCAAAGAAGCCAAGGAGATGGCCGACGATGACTGCGCCTTCTGGCTGGTGCTGAACCCGGCGATGGCTCGGATGAAGCGGGTCAAGGAGGGCAAAGGCGAGAACTTCAAATGGCGCGAAGAGCTGAGCTGCCCCGAACTGGGTGAAATCGACTGGGACAGCATGACCGTTGACGAGTTCCACCTGATGGGGCTGTCGAATCCGCAGACGCTCAGCGCCAACGGGGTCAACGCCATCGCCGAGATGACACAGCCGTCGCGACGGTACGCGCTCTCCGGCACTCCGATGGGCGGCAAGCCGATCAAGCTCTGGGGCGCGCTCCACTTCCTGAACCCCGGCGAGTTCAGCTCCCGGTGGAACTGGGCGCGCCACTGGCTGGTGGTCAACTCCAACCGCTACGGGTCGAGCATCGAGGGGATCATGCCGGGCCGCGAGGTGGACTTCTACAACCACCTGAAGCCGTACCTGGTCCGCCGCACCAAGCGCGAGGCGTTGCCGGGCATTCCGCCCAAGCAGACCATCAGCGTCTGGTGCACGATGTCCGCGAAGCAGCATGAGCAGTATCGGCACTTCGCGACCGAGGCCGAGTGGCGGATCGAAGACGCCGAGGAGGGCGGACGGCTCACCGCCACCAACGTGCTGGCCGAGTACACGCGACTCAAGCAGTTCGCGTCGGCCTTCTGCGAGGTGAAGAAGACCGGCCGCGAGAACCACGGCATCCCGCAGATCAGCGTCGAGCCGACGACCGACTCCGGCAAGTTCCTCCAGCTGGTGGAGAAACTCAAAGAGGAGAACGTCATCGGCGTCAGCAAGGACATGGACGAGGATCTGAAATGCGCTCTCGTCTTCTCCCAGTTCAAACCATTCGTCTACGCCATCGCGGATTACCTGGCGAAGGAGCACAGCGTGCCGGTCGGGGTCATCACTGGCGACACCAAGCAGATCACCCGGACGGCTCTCAAAAATGCATTCCAGCTGCAGAGCATCGAGCCGCTGCTGGAGATCCCGCAGAGAAGTCGGACCGACGACATCAAGCGGATGGTCAGCCAGGGCACGCCGCCCCGTGTGATGGTGATGACGACCGAATCGGGTGGAGCTTCGATCACCCTGACGCAGGCCGACACCGTCCACATCATGGATGAGACCTGGGTGCCCGACAACCAGGAGCAAGCTGAGGACCGGGCGCACCGGGGCGACGACAAGACGATGGACAAGGACGAGGTCCGCATCTACTACTACCGGACCAAGGCGTCAATAGAGGAATACATCCAGAAGCTCGTTGCCGACAAGCAGCTCAACAACAAAACTGTCCTTGACCTGCGACGCCGGATGCAGAAGGATCTGGAAAAGGCCGAGCAGGCGAAAGCTGCGGGGTCCAGTTGATTGCTCCTCTGGACACCGTGGGCGCAGTCGCTCTAGAGGGACCGGCTGTGGCATCTAGGCGGGACGGGAGGCTCGGCGCTGTGGTAGGCGTCGGCCTCCCGCTTCGCTCCGAGAACGGCTCGATATGCAGCCGTCTCCCGGGATGCACGGGGGTTCCGAGGGGTAGAGGCCGCGCCGATTCTCCGTCCCGCTGCGCGAGCCGTTATAGTGCCCGGCGCGAAGGAGAGGCAGCCCTAGTAGGAGTGGGCAAGCACACGACGAACGGGCTGCCGATCCGTCGCAATCAAAATACAAAAACAAAGGGGAGTTCCAGTGCCAGCTTCAACCCCAGCAAAACGTCGCCGCAAAGCGCCGTCCAAAAAATCTAAGAAGTCACCAGCTCAGCCGCAACTCCTTCTCCGGACCAGCGAGCGCTCGACCTTCAAGAGGTGCACCTGGCAGTGGGTCCGGACCTACGGCGATCACCTGAAGCCGATCCAGGAGCATCCGGCTCTGAAGTTCGGCACGCTGATCCATGCTGCCCTAGAGGTCCGCTACCCGCCAGGCATCAAGCGCGGTCCGAAACCAGCCGAGACATTCGAGAAGCTCTTTGCCGCCGAGCGCAAGGACGCAGAGACCGAGTGGAAGATGAAGGTTGACGACGACTGGGATGACGCGCTCGCTGTCGGCATCGACATGCTGGAGCTGTACATCGAGAAGTACGGTCGCGACGAGGACTGGAAAGTGATCCAGTCTGAGATGACCTTCAAGGTGCCGGTCTACATCGACCAGAGCATGCGGATCGAGAACGGCGGGACGATCTCCGATGACCTGCTGCGACTCGCCGGGGTGACCAAGCGCCAAGCGGAAGGCAAGGACCCACTCTTCTGGTACGTCGGCACGATGGACGGCGTGTGGGAGAATCGGATGGATGGCGGCGTCCGCATTCAGGACTACAAGACGACCGGCAAGGATCCCGAAAAGGAGGCGAGGGGCAAGTCGTCGCTCGATGAGCAGGGCACCGCCTACTGGACCTGGGGCGTAGACCACCTGATCAACAAAAAACTGCTGAAAGAGCGGCAGCTCCGCGAACTGGACGGCATGCTCTATACCTTCCTGCGCAAGGCGAAGCGCGATGGCCGCGAGCAGAACGCCCAGGGTCTGTACCTCAACCAAGACGGAAGCATCAGCAAGAAGCAGCCGCCGCCGATGTTCCACCGCGAGCTGGTCTACCGCTCCGAGGTCGAGCGGACCAAGGCGCGCGAACGCGCGGTGATCGAGGTGCTGTTGATGATGGCGCACCGTCGTGGGGTGCTGCCGATCTACAAGACGCCGGAGACAGGCCAGATGGGTCACTGCGGATTCTGTCCGGTCCGCGACCTCTGCGAACTGCACGAGAGCGGCGACGACTGGGGCTTGCTACTCCGCAGCACGATGCGCGAGTGGGACCCGTACGACGCACACGAAATTGAGGAAGAGGGGAAGGCGCGCTGATGAGACGAACGGTCTACAAATACGGGCTGAGCCTGGGAGAGCAGGAGCTGGAATTGCCGGTCGGCGCTCAGGTTCTGAACATCGGGGTCCAGAAGATCGACGGCTCGCCGCAGCTGTTCCTCTGGGCGCTGGTGGCTCCGGAAACGATGAACAAAATCAAGCACAAGATTTTCGTCGTCGGCACCGGCCATGCGATGCCGCACGGCGAGGTCGAGCATCTCGGCACCGTCCAGCATGGCACCTACGTCTGGCATGTTTTCAAGGGATTGCTCCTGTGAAGACGAAACTAGACCACCTACCGCCGCCCAGCCAGATTGGGGCGATGCTTCGGCAGCGGAAGCTGGAAGAAGGCAAATGCGAAGCCATCGGCTGCCAGCAGTTTGTCGAGGGCGGCGGCTATTGCAAGAGCTGTCAGAATCGCCAGCTCAGACAACAATCAAAATAACAGAAGGGTCAAAATAACATGCCTCACTCACCAGTCCTCTACTTTGCCGCAGCCATCGCGGTCGGCCTGCTGCTAGTCGCTTGGCGCTTGCTCTGGATGATCTGGCATCCGGTGACCGAGGGACACGCGGCTGTGCCGATGGGCGAGCCTCAAACCGTTATCGGTGGGCAGAGTCGAGTCACCATCGAGAACATGAACAGCTTTGCCCAGACCATGGCCGATCTGAACAAGGCTTGCTCATTCACCATGGAGAGCTTCGCGGCGTTGATTTACAAAGTCAGGGTGATCGACATCTGGCTGCCGCAGATGAGCTGGGACTTTCCGACCTGGCGCGTAACGTGCCGCCCATTCGACTGGAGGAATGACTGATGCCGCCCGAACCGCAACAGCTTGAAATCGGGAAGGGGAAAACCGTGATGCTGTTCGGTGTCCCCGGAGCCGGTAAGACCCGCTACATCGTCGGCGGTTGTCCGAAATGCCTGATCATCAGGCCGCCACAGGACAACACCGACAGCGTCGCGCCAGGGTCCGACTGCACCGAGCTGGTCGCAGAGGACTGGAATGACATGAATGAATACTTCTCGTGGCTCCAGCAGGGCGCGCACGAGAAATACAAGTGGGTCTGGCTCGACTCCATCAGCCTGATGCAGGACGAACTTCTAGATGACGTGATGGATGATGTGTTGATGCGTCGGCCGGATCGCGGCGTCGAGAAGGGTGGTCTGCTGGTGCCGGAGTTCGGTCCGGATCAAGGCGACTACAAGGTGAACTTCGACCGCATCGCCAAGTGGGTGCGGCAGATGACCGGCATTGCTAAGGCCGGTGCTTTCAACTTCGGGATCACCGCTCACCCGTATGAGTGGTTCGACCCGGTGGCCGAGGAGTACGTCTGGGCACCGTGGATTCAGGGCAAAAATATGATCCCGAAGATCTGTGGTTATATGAACATCATCTGCTATCTGCAGGAGCAGAAAGGCAAAGACGACAAAGCAGGAAGTCGGGTGCTCCTGTCCGACGCTAAGGGCTTCATGGGGAAGGACCAGCTGCATTGCTTCCCCGAGCTGAAATCTGGACGCCACGGGATTGTCGAACCGACAGGGGAGAAGCTCGTTAAGGCGATCAAGGGAAGCAAAGTCAAACCGGACAGCACAGCCGGTCCTACCAAACGTAAACGCACCGCCAAACGGCGGACTACCGGAAGGAAATAGCACAAATGGCAAAGCTCAAATTCGATCTGAGCGATGTGGAGCCGGGGCAGGATTTCGATACCCCGATTCCCAAGGGCGTCTACAAGATGAAGATCAACGAGATCGTTGACGCTCCATCGAAGTCAGACGGTGGCGACATGTACACGGTCGAGCTGGAGGTCATCGGCGGCGACTGGAAGGGCCGCAGGGTCTGGGATTACATCAAGTACAACGACGACACAAGCCAGTGGAAGCTCGGCCAGCTGCTGGAAGCGCTGGAAGTTGTCAGCGCGGATGGCAAACGCAAAGGCGTCTTCGATCCCGAGGACCACATCGGCACCATCGTCGTCGTGCGGGTGAAGCACGAAACGGACGAGGAGTACGGCACCTCAGCCAAGGTCGGGTCGATGCAGCCGCTGCCCGAGGACGAGGCCGAGGAGGCGCAGGAAGAAGCCGACGCTCCCGCCGAGTCAGCTGCCGCCGCTGGCGGTGCCGAGCCGGAAGAGGTTGATGCCGCCGGGGTCCGCAAGATGGACCTGGACGAACTCAAGGAGTTCGCGGTCGAACAGGAGCTGACCGACATCAAGTTCACCAAACGCTCCAAAGCCGAGAAAAAGCAGGACGAAATCATCGAGGCTCTGGAGCTGGAGGAGGGCGAGGAGATCGAGGACCCGGAGGACTGGGACGCTCTCGCCGCTCTCGACCGCGAGCAGCTGGAGGCGTACAACGATCAGGCCGAGTTGGAGCTTGACGTGACGGACTATGAGGAGGATGACGAACTCCGCGCCGCCATAGCCGAGGAGTTGGAGATCGAGGTGCCGCTGGAGAACGCGGAGACCACGGACTTCAACGCGATGTCCGTCAAAGAGTTGAAAGCGACCTGCTCGGAGCAGGGGCTGGAGACCAAAGGCGGCAAGAAAGCTCTGGTGAAACGGCTCGAAGATGCCGCTAGCACCAGCGGCGGCAACCCCGATGACGAACCCTTCTAACAAAGAGTTCGCCACCGCCAACCTCACGTTGGCGTCCTACCTCTCGCACCTGGACTGGCCATACCGGCTAGTCCGGGGCGAGGGGAAGAGCGCCACATGGCACTTCACCGGCATCAACGTTGAGGCGCAGGCCAGCGCGTTCAGCAAGGGCAAGGCGACCGTCGAGCCGCAGGCGTTCCACCACAGCATCACCCGGACTCGCAAACTGCTGTTCGAGTTCATCAACTGTGGCGACGGCGAGTGGTCGGCCGAGCAGGTGCAGGAGAAGCTGGGCTAATGGCGCCACCAGCAACACCGGAACAGCTGGAGAAGCTCGCCCCGTACATCAACGGATCGAGACCAGATGAGCGTGGAGAGATCGAATTTCATTGCCCTCTCCACGGCGACTCCCGCCGCAGCGCGTCCCTCAACCCCAAGAAGGGGCTGTGGTTCTGTCACGCGGGCTGCGGCGGCGGGTCGATCCGACAGCTGGTAGGTGCCGAGGACACCTGGAAACCCGTGCAGCAGGGCGCACATCGCCGGAGACAGCGGGCTGTGGCAGCTCGCGATGTCGAGGCTCCCTTCGACTCCGGCGACGTGGAACGCTGGCACCAGCGGCTGCTCGATGACCGAGCCGCCATCGACACACTCTTCAAACGAAAGGGCATCAAACTAGAGACAGCCGTCAAGGCGCGCATCGGCTACAACGGCCGGTACTTCAAGATCCCGGTGTTCTCGCCAGAGCGGGACATCTGGAACGTTCGGACCTACGACATGAAGCCGACCAACGGACGCCGCAAGATCTGGAGCGTCAAAGGGATGGGCACAGCGAGGCTCTACCCGATTGGTCCGATCACCCGGACCGTCAGCCATGAGTCGGTGTTGGTCTGCGAGGGCGAGTGGGACACCCTGCTTGCACTTCAGGCTGGCTACTGCGCCGTGACCCGAACCGATGGAGCGGGCAAGCCCTGGCACGAGGAGTGGACAGAGCTGTTCAAGAATCGCCGGGTGTTTATTTGCCCGGACCGTGACCAGGTGGGCATCCGGTCCGCCATTGCCACAGCCGAGGCGTTGGCAGAGGTGGCGCAGAAGGTGCGCTACATCAACCTGCCGTTCCCGGTAACCAAAAAAGATGGGAAAGACCTCAGCGATCTCCTGCTGGGCGCAGACCGTGAGCATTGGTATGTGCTTGGCAATCTGATGGCTGAGGCTGACCAGAAAGCGAGTGGAGCATGAGAGTCGCAGATTCGATTGAGGACAACAATCCCTTTCCGGGGCTGACAGACTCGCTTGATTTCGCCCAGGCGAGTCCAGACTCTCGGATCATCGCCACCGCAATCGCAATGACAAACAATGCTGAAGGACTTGGCAATCGAATCCTTGCTGGTCTAGAGGGAATCGCTGCTGCTATCAGCGAGGAGGAAGAAGAAAGATGAGGGCATATATTGCCGCACCGATATTCAACGACCACCAGCGGGGTGTGGTGGACGAGATCAAAGAGATTCTGGAGGGCTGCGGCCTGGAGGTGTTCAGCCCGTACCACCACAGCCAGGCGATCTTCGCCGGTCGCAAACCTGCCGACTGCTCGCCAGAGGAGCGCCGCGAAGTTCTCACCGGCAACGTCGTCGGCCTGATCGAGTGCGAGCTGCTGGTTGCCTGGGTCGGCGGCGCTAGCTCCGGCCACGACCAGAGCGGCAAGCCGAGCAGCACCGACACCGGAGTCGTCTGGGAGATGGGCTACTACGGCTCCCTGGCGGGAACTCCGGCGGCGTTCGGCAGCCCGCCGAACCCGGACCGCTGCACACTCGCCTACATCCACGACGACGACGAGAGGCAGAGCATGAACCTGATGCTCGCCGGAACCATCGATGCCGTGGCCAAGGGCATGTTCGATCTGAAGATGGCCATCGGCCAGTTCGCGATGGGCGGCGGCAAACATCTTCAAGAGGGCGGCTGGCATCCCGACAAGGTGCTGGCGGCGGACAAGGAGCCGTTGGTATGACCGAGCTGGAGTTCACCAAGAAGCCGAGGCGGATGACCGACCCGCCGCAGAACCAGAGCAAATGGTTGCCGGGATATGAGGGGGTGGAAGTCAAGATCGAGACCGACCCGGCACGCATCGCCTACTTCGCCCGTGAGGCGACCTGGGGCGACATCATGCTGGAGCCGAGTCCAGACGAGCTGGCCGACACCATCGAGGAGGTGAAGGCGGGCAAGGTGCTGAGCGCGGCGAAGCGCGGCGGGTTCGGATTCCGCATCCGAGCGAGCCGATCCTGCATGGACCAGATGCTGCGGCTGGCCGAGGGCAGCTCCGGCGCTGGCTCCGGTGCCGGTGCCCAGACGACCCGTGACAACGATCAGCGGAACTTCAACATCCTGATCCCGAACACCATCAACGACCTGCAGCTACAGCCGGGAGAGACATCGGTTGAGCCGCCCGACTCAATGCAACAGAAGGTCGGCGGTGATCTGGTTCCACCCCTCCCAACACAAGCCGGAGTTCGCGACCACCTCTGGCAACGAGTCAACAGGCTGGTCCATGAGCAGCGCGCGGTGTACGGGGCGCTGGTCGATGCGGGCATACCGCCGCAGGACGCACGCTACGTGGCGTTGCCGCTCGGCTTCCAGACCCAATGGATGCACGTCATGGATCTGCGGGCGCTGGAGAAGCTGTGCGAGCAGCGGCTGTGCAATGGCCTCACTCAACACGAGACCAATTACCTGGTGCGGGTGATGCGTGACCAGGTGGTCGAGCTTCACCCCTGGATGGATGAGATGCTCAGGTCCGGGTGCGAGAAGCGCGGCCAGTGCGTCAGCCGCTCGATGCTGTTCCCTCCATGCGGAGCGTTCGGCAAGACGGTTCCCTACGACGCCGCCGACGATGAGCACCTGTACGCCGCATCTCAAAACGACGCGATGCAGTTCGCCCAGTGGGACAAGGACCGGGTGGACCTGGAACAGCCCGGAGTCGGGCCGATCCCATTCGCGCTCGACCCCGGCCACGATCCGATGGACATGGAGGAGCAGCGATGACCGACCTGGCGATGCAGATCAAGGCCGGTGGGCTGTATGAGCAGCTCACCGGCCCGGTCCGTCGACTCCACCACATACAACGGTTCTCCAGCGTCCCGGTGCTTCATCCCGAGAACGTCGCTGAGCACAGCTGGGAAGTGGCGTTCATCTGCATGGTGATCTACTACGACCAGAAGCACATCGCGCAGCCCACCGTGGACTCCGGCGAATTTGGCTGTGTGTTCGACGGGCTGGATCTGGAGGTGCTGCTAGAGCGAGCCATCGACCACGACCTCAGCGAGGCGATGAGCGGCGACATTATCCGGTCATTCAAGTACAGCACCAAACCGTTGGCCGAGGCGATCCGCGACGCCGACGACAAGAACATGTACCGCTTCAGCCGCGAACTAGGGCATGCCGGAGACGCTGCCTACTTGGGCTGGCGTGACGCGAAGGGCATCCATGGCGACCCGAACTGTGAGCTGGTCGCGTTCGCTGATGTGGTCGGTGTCGTCATCAAGTGCGCAGAAGAGTGGTGGCTGGGCAACCGGCAGCTCGACGGCATCTGCGAGCGCGCTTACAACGACCACATGCTCGGCCTAGCCACCAAGCATCCCTGGCTGCGGCGTTACGCAAACAACCTGTTCCCGACCGGCAGCCACCGGGACATCTATCGAGGGACGCCGCGTGTGACGGATGGCGACTTCAAGGAGGAGGCTCAGTGAAGCGCGATGAAGCAACACTCAGCGCGGTCCTAGAACGGGCCGGGCTACTCCGCACTGGCGTTCCGGAACAGGACATGAAGGCGCAGCTTGCTGTGCTGCTCAACGCCATGGATATCTACGCGGAGCGGGAGGCGCATCACCACCAGCTCTGGAAGGAGATGGGCTACACCGACAGCGCCCACCACTTGCGGAGCAAGGCAGCCCGCGTTGGCAAATCGGTGTCGATGGACACAGCCGAGTCAGAGGAGGCTGTAGACGAGGCCATCGATGCCATCAACTATGCAGCGTTCTTTGTGCAGAACTCAGAAGCTGGAAGAAGGGGTGAGTGAGTATGGGCAATGGCGTTCCGGTAAACGACAATGGCACCAAAGGCAAGCAGTCGCCTAACTGGGCGTTCTGGAAGAGATTTGTGATCCCTTGCTTGAATGGAGAGAAATATCTAGCTCGACTACGCATTATCGACACACCCTGGTTCGGGGTGTACCTGCACGACATATTTGAGCCGGATGGCGACCGTGACCCACACAACCATCCATGGTCATTCATCAGCATTGTGTTGCGTGGTCGGTATGATGAGAAGTTCTTCTGGAATCCGGAAAAGTCTTTGAACAGAATGTGGAGGCGTAAGTCACACAAACGCTTCAGCGCGCATAGGATGGATGCGCATGCAGCGCATCGCATTACCTACGCCGCGCCCGGCCTGAAGACCTTGATCATTAGAGGACCTAGAAAGCCAAAGGGCTGGGGATTCTTCACCAGCGAGGGCTACGTGCCATGGCAGGAGTACGTCAAATAGATGTCTGAGAACACCGGACAAGGAAGCAGCGGCAGCTGGCGTGACGACAAGGTCGATACCACTCACGACATAGACCGCTCGGAGAAGGGCACCGAGAAGTTCCACGAAGGCAAGGCGTTTGAGAAACGTCAGCGGGAGCACGTCGAGTTCCAACCGCTCAGCGTCCGTGCGCAAAAACGACAGGCCGCAGCCGCGCGGGCGCATGGGAATCTCAAGCCGATGAGGTTCGTCTCGCTCCACCACCACAGCACCTTCAGCTTCTTGGATGGGTTCCAAATGCCCGAGGCGCATGTGCGTCGAGCGACCGAGATCAACATGGGCGCCATTGCGATGACCGAGCATGGCAACATCTTCAGCCACGTGAAGCTGGAGAAGGCCGCACAGGAGCAAGGGGTCAAACCGATCTTCGGCTGCGAGTTCTACGTCGGCTGGACAGACGAGGACCGGCGCTCACAGAAAAAGAATCACCTCACGGTCATCGCCAAGAACGCCGAGGGTTATGGCAATCTGCTGACGCTGACCAGCCGGAGCTGGCGGGAGGGGTTCTACTATGAGCCGACCGTCGATTGGAACTGGCTACGCGAACACCAGAAGGGGCTGGTGATCCTGTCGGGGTGCCAAGGCTCGGCTCTGTTCACGGCCTGCGTCGGAGGCAAGCACGTCGCGGTCGAGGACGCATCGGAGAAGCGCGGCTATCAAGCGGCGCTGAAGATGTCGGAATGGTTCGATGACTTCTACGTCGAGGTCCAAGCCTTCCCCGAGTTGGTCAAGACCTGCCAGGCCAACCCGATGCTCGCTCGCATCGCCAAGAGAATCAAGCGTCCGCTGGTCGCCACCATGGACTGCCACTACACGGCACCTGAGGAGGCAGAGATCCAGAAAATCCTGCACAACATCAGGCCTGGTGAAAACCGAACGCTTGAGGAGATGGAGCAGGAGTGGGGCTATGACGTTCCGCTCGCGCCGCCGCCCACCGACATGGCTCTGTACCGCAGACTGCTCGGCACCGGCCTGTCGAAGGAGCAGGCAATCGAGGCCATCGTAAGCACCGAGGAGATCGCGCAGGGAGCCTCTGTAACGCTTCCGAGGCAGCCACGGGTCACCTTCCCCCTCCCACCCGGCTACGCGACTGCAAACGCGCTGTGGCGCGACCTGCTGCGTGAGGGGTGGAAGTATCGGAAGTGCGACCAGCTGCCGCCGCCGGAGCGCGACCGCTACAAAGCTCAGCTCAAAAAGGAGATGGAGGTGATCGAGGCCAAGGGGTATGAGAACTACTTCCTGATTGTGGCCGACTCCATCGTGTTCGCCAAGGACAAACAGATTCCTGTCGGCCCGGCTCGCGGATCGGCTGCGGCATCTCTGGCGTGCTGGCTGCTGCGGATCACCGAGGTCAACCCGATGATGTTCGACAACCTGGTGTTCGAGCGCTTCATCGACTGGAGCCGCGAAGACATGCCGGACATCGACATGGACTTTGCCACCTACGGTCGGCCGATGGTCAGGCAATATCTGGTTGAAAAGTACGGCGACGATTGCGTCAGCAACATCGGAACCTTCACGATGTTCAAATCGAAAATGGCGCTGAAGGATGCGGCCCGCGTCCACAAGATTCCCATCGGCGCTGTCGAGACAATCAAGGAGCTGATGATCGAACGGTCGAGTGGCGACCTTCGCGCGTCGGCCACCATCGAGGACACCGTGGACCAGTTCGACGCGGCCTATGAGGTGGTCAAAGAACACCCTGGCCTGGTCTACGCGATGGACCTGGAGGGCAACGCTAAGGCGTTCGGAGTTCACGCCGCTGGCCTGGTGGTGTCGTCGGAGCCGATCACAAATGTCACAGCCCTGCTGGAGAGGGAGATCAAGGGCGAGGTCAAGCAGGTGATCGCGATGGACAAGTACGACGCCGAGCGCCAGGGCATGGAGAAGCTCGACTACCTCAGCCTGTCCACCATGGACGCCATCGCTGAGGCTCTCAACGAGCTGGGCATGACGCTGGAGGAACTGTACGCAATCCCGCTCGATGACCCGGCGATCATCCAGGGCTTCAGGGAAAATGATGTGGTCGGGGTGTTCCAGTTTGATGGGCGAGCTACCCGGATCGTCAACGGCGCGGTGAAGCCCGACAACTTCAACGAGGTGGTGTCGGTGAACGCGCTCTCGCGACCCGGCCCGCTGCACAACGGCGCGGTCCAGGGCTACGTCGCCGCGAAGTTCGGCAAGGCCAACGCCGAGGACCGCATCCACCCGGCGCTCGACCTGATCACCGAGGAGACCAAATATCAGATCATCTTCCAGGAGCAGATACTCCGGATCGTCTCGCTGATCGGCGGGTTCGACTGGACCTCAGCTGCCTACATCAGGAAGATCATCAGCAAGAAGCTGGGCGAGCAGGAGTTCAACCGCCAGTACGCCGAGTTCGAGAAGGGCGCGCTGAAAGTGCACGAACGGATCGACGTTCCCCCGATGGACCCGGAAGACATCAAACGGGTGTGGGGTATGTGCATCACAGCTGGCGCCTACGCCTTCAACGCCGCGCACGCCACGGCCTATTCGATGATCGCGGCCTGGTGCATGTGGCTGAAGCGCCACCACCCTGCCGCCTTCTACGCCGGGTCGCTAGCCAAGATCAAAAACGACGACAAGGTGGCGTCGATCCGTCGCGATGCCGTCAAGGGGATGGGTCCGCGTCCGCCGATGGTGATCCTCCCGCCCGCGCTCGACTCCGACGCCGACTGGCGCAAGGAAGATGACACCACCATCCGAGCAGGGCTGCGGCAGATACCTGGCATTGCTGAGAAATCGGCCGCGAAAATCATCGAACACGGACCCTATGAGGAGTGGGCAGACCTAGAGCGGGTGCCCGGCGTCGGGCCGAAGTCCATCGAGAAGATCGAAGCGTTCGTGCAGAGCGAGGACCCATTCAACATCTACAAGCTCGCGCAGAACATCGCCTCTCTGAATGAGGATCTCCATGAGGGTGTGACGGACGCGAGCGGCACGACCTTGCCCCGGCCGACACATGGAGCTGACCAGATCTTCGAAGCGGACGGCGGTAGCCGCGTCGTGTTCTTGGGGCAGCCAACCCACAAGAACTTCCGTGACATTTTCGAGAGCAACCGGGCGAAGACCGGCGAAGCGCTCGACCCCTCCACCATCAAGAATCCACACCTCAGCGAATGGGCGGTGATCACCTGCCGCGACGCCGACGACCTGGCATCATTCGTCGTGCCCCGGACCAAGTACCCGCGCTTCAAAGAGATGGTGTCGAAGCTGAAGACTGAGGGCGACGAGCTGGTGCTGCTGAAAGGCCGCAAGGGCAAGATGAAGGGAACGCTAGGCGAACGGTCGGGCATCGTTTTCATCGACAACATGTGGGTGCTGGAACCATGAAAGGATCAAAATAAAATGAGCTATGGTGATCACATCAACGAGGTCGGAGCCGATCCGTTTTCTGGCAGGCTGTGGGTGCCCGAAAGTGTGTACGCTGAAGAGGGGGTTCATCACCGACGGATCAAGGTGATGGAAATACTCACAGCTGGAATCGTAGAACTTGAGCACACAGGCCATAAGGGTGTAGAGAAGAGGATGCTCGACATTCGCAATGTGGCCTTTGGAGGAGACCCGAGTCCCTGGCCTGGCATTCTTCGCGAGGACTACTTCAAAAAATATGTGATGAATGTGGCGGAGGTTTTCACCACCGCATCGTCATGGCCAGAGGCTTACAACGGATACACCGGAACCAAGAGGGCGATGTGAACACTCCAGCAGAGAATCGACGGCGGGTGGCGACCGGAGCGAACGCGCCGACCGGCAACTCCAAGCGGGGCGATGAGGCTTGGAGTCGGATGCTGCTGAACTACAACGATATGAAATTTGCCGCAGAGGTTGGAGGGATCAAGATTCGACCCGATGACCACGAACCTAGACGACCACCACACAGGAGGCACTTCTGATGGAGCACCCGAAAATGGCAGTCACCCAGTACGTCTACAGCCGACCGGAGCCGAGCGGCGCAGTCGGCCAGGTGATGGATGAATACCTGCGTATCAAGACCACCGAGCTTGGCTCACCGGAGCTGGCGACAGAGGCAGTCGAACGCGAGGTGGCGCTGACCTGCAAGGACTTCCTCAAACTCCGCAAAGAAGAAAGAGAAGGCAAGGTCTAAGCGACGTTTGCAGGGGAATCATGCCTAACCTCAGACTGAACAGAGACCAGCTATACAAGGCTGCAGCGATGGCGTCGGCGGGCGCTAAGACCGAGGTGGTGTTCTCGATAGATGAGGACAGCGGGCCGATCCGCCTGGCCATCCCGGTTCGCGACAACGCCGTCGAGTCGATGGTCAAGCAGCGTCACGACAACGGGTATGCCTACTACACGATGGGTCCCGAGGGGCACACCAAACCAATAAAGGAAGACGAGCTGTGAAACTTGCTCCCAAGACAATCGAGTTTCGGGTTCCCGGTCGGACGATCAAAACACTTCTGGATTGGAGCGTGTTGCCGCCAGAGATGATGACCTCAGTATCGGCTCGGATCACCATGATGGTTAGGTGGATTGGCGAGCTGGAAAGGGCGAAGGTCGAGGAGTTGATCATGGAAGGCCACAACCGGATCGAAGTCCAGGTGGAAGGGCAGCCGACGCTGGTGTACACCGCGCCGAGCAGGCTGTGGGAACCGGCGAAACGCCTGAAGGTATGGCGGGCTAGGAGAAAGGCGCGGTGATCGCCAAGCAGCCGCGTCCCGACGAACTGCCAGAGACGACGCCGCCCTACCGTCGTCGGGCTGCGCGTGACTTCTCCAAGCGAGCGACCATCGGTGTGATCGACAACCCGGACGCGAAGCCTCGCACCCAGCCGTTCGGATTCTCACGCGCCCTGGTCGAGCGTGATGGATGGGATGAGTACCTGGAGGCGCTTACGTGAGCAAGGAGTCGCAGCTCGCGCGCTACAAAACGGACGGCCTGCCGGGTGAGTTCGGCGGGATGGAGGCTCTGGAAAACGAGCCGCCGATCAACTGGTTGATCCCTGGCTGGCTCGCCGCCAACGAGATCACCGGTATCTACGGCAAGGGCGGCACGATGAAGAGCTTCATCGCTTTGGGCTGGAGTCTCCAGCTCGCCGCCTTAGAGCAGAAGAAGGTGCTGTACGTAGCGGCCGAGGGCACGTCAGGATTGCGCAGCCGCGTGGACGCATGGAAGGCGCAGCACAAGCAGATCGACAACGACTTCCTGAGCTGGAACTACTACAACGCCAACGTGCTGGTGGACCAGGAGAAGCAGCTGGAGTTCTGGGCGCGGAAGCTGTATGAGTACATGGACAAGAGCGACCAGCTCGACCTGATCATCATCGATACCCTCGCCCGGAACTTCCTGGGTGACGAGAACAGCGCCAAAGAGATGGGCATGTTCGTAGAGGGGGCAGAGACGTTGCGGCGCTCATTCAGCTCGGCTGTGCTGGTGATCCACCATGAGGGCATATCGACCGGCCGGGACCGAGGCTCGCCCGCTCTCCGCAACGCGACCTTCGCCATGTACAAGACCGCCAACCCGCGCATCTCCGACAACGGGGCGAGCGTCCAGCTCACCTGCGACCGGATGAAGGACGCGGCTATGCCGGACGAGGTGCGAGTGCACTTCGACAAGATCAGCCTGGACGTAGATGCTCACGGCGAGGTGTTCCAGAGCAGCCAGGCGATGCGAATGTTTCCGCCGCAGAAAAAGTCAGTCAAACGCAAACCGAAACGCAGGAGGGGCTAATGGACAACGAGACACTAGCAAAAGCGCACGAGAAGATGGAGCAGACCATCTTGAAAGTAACAGAGGAACTGGCCGACCCCAGCAGACCTCTCGAACCAGACGACTGGAAGCTCGGCATGGTGCTGCTCGGCGTCGGAGTTGTGAAGCAGGAGTTGCCTGGCGCTCCCGACTCTGATGAAGCCAGCATCCACTATGAGGTGGCCGAGGAGTTCATCAACCGGATCGTGAAGGTGGCGAAGCAAGAGGGGTCCACCGAGCTGATGGACATCGCTGCCGAATTTGCCTATGAGATCACCGTAGGCGATAAGGGCGAGCAGCTGCGCGACCGGATCAAGGGAGAACGCAGCGAGGCTGAACCTCCCAAGCCGACCCCTCCTCTGGCGCCACCCACCCGCAAACCGGAACCCAAATCTCCCAAGATCCAGGTGGCCAGTCCGGACATCGAGCCGACTGATGCAGAAGTCGAGGTCGAGGCGGAACGTCTGTACAACATGATGGCCGACTGCGACTGGGATGAAGCAGGCAAGACCGACAAAGAGAACTACCGGATCATGGCCAAGCGGTCGATGATGGAAGCGAGGAAAGACTGATGAGTCAAGAGACCAACACCAGATACAAGTGCGACTTCCCCGGCTGCAAGGAGACCGTCGTCGGGGAGGAAGATGGCTACTTTGGATTGCCTGAAGGCTGGGTGGCCATCGACATCAGACAGGGTGGTGATCCGCGCAACAATGTGATTCTGGATTCCCACTTCTGTGGTCCAGACCACGCCAAACCTCAAATCCTGGCGTCGCTAGGGAAGCTGGAGACGATATGAACATCGGAACTGACCCGAACATCGACATTTGCAGGGCATTGGTGCGGAGCGTGCTGGACTGCTCAGACCGCATCGAGTGGTCGTTGCAGGGGCTGGGCATGCTCCGCTGCTATCTGACAGAAGACATCCGGCTGCACATCTGGGACTCCGAGCAGGCCGCACCCGGAGTCAGCTCATTCCACACTCACCCCTGGGACTTCACCTCGCTGGTCGTCGCCGGTCGAGTGGTCAACCAGAGATTCAAAGAGAGCGCAATCGGACCAGCACACGGCGGGGTGACTGCCAAAATCCCAACGATGCGGCAGATGATCCGTTGCGGTGAGGGCGGCGGGTTGGAGGGGGAGCCAGGTCCGGTGTATCTAGCGCCGCAGCCACCCGAGATCTGCACAGCCGGTTGTTCCTACTCGCAGAAGGCGACCGAGGTGCACGAGAGCCGTCCGGATGACGGGGCTGTGACGATCATCAAACGGTCGGTGCCGGAGGATGGGCATCCGGACTTCGCCAACGTCTACTGGCCGAAGGGACAGGAGTGGGTCAGCGCGGAGCCGCGTCCAGCGAAGGATCGCGAGGTCCGCACCATCATCAACAAAGCGCTCATCGTGATGGACCGCGAAGACGCGCGGCGGGCGGAGGCTGCGGCATGACAGAGGAGCCGACCGAACAGTTCTCCGTTGTGGCGGTGCGCGCTGATGGCAAGCGCTACCGCCGCGACGTGACCTTCACCTCGCTGGTCCATGCGGAGATGGAGGCAGAGGCGGCGACGGTCGGAGAACAGCCGTCCGGGTTCGTTGCGATGGAGGTTGTCCAGCGAACCTGGAAGACCGTGAAGACATTCAAAATTGGAGAGGAGGATCGCGAGTGAGGAACGCGCGAGTCGTAATCGAGATTGAGGACATGGATGGCGGCGAGCCGTATCGCGTCGGG